CCCAAGCCCACACACCCAGCACTGGAGGACTAGCCCATGAGCGGTGCCCATGTGGTGCTGGAGGAGGCAGAGGACACAGGCGAGGCAGGCGTGAGTGTGACACGCGTGATAGTGAACGGTGTTGACGTTGGTCGTCTCGCGAAGGCACCGAAGATCAGCGTAGGAACAGAGCGACGCTGCACGACGATCACGCTGACGCTCGTCCCGAGCCGGCTGGAGATCCGCGGAGCCCTGGCCGATGGTGATCGCCGCGAGCCTCGCGCCGGCTTCGCAGCGGACATTAGTTAGTCGAACGAATCATTCTAGGTAGTTCGCCTAACTAACGACCAGGGGGTGACCCCCTGCCGGCCACCTTGCCGACCGAAGAGGTGCTGGGCCTCGCGCTCTGTACGGGTCTGGGGGATGTGGCCGAGGCGTCCACAGGAGCCCCCTGGGGGCCCGAACGCCGGCCCGCTGGACTGATTCGAACCTCGAAACGGCAGGCGGACGCACAGCGCTTCGGTCACACGGTGATATGAATCATCGCAGGTCAGTGGACTAAAAGCGTTCGCGGCCGATAGGATGAACCCATGCCAACGACACCCGCCAGGACGTGCGAGCACTGCTCCGCACCCCTCCCGCTGATGGCCCGTCAGCACGCCCGGTACTGCGACACGCGGTGTCGGTCGAAGGCATTCAGGGCTCAGAAGACCAACCCGCTCCCCGAGGAGCTGCGGACCCGCGACAGGTGGATCCGCCGTACCGCGAGGAAGGTCCCGCTGACGTCGGCCGGCATGGCTGCGTCGTCGACCAACCCGCGCACCTGGAGCACCTACACGGAGGCCTCGTCCTCCACAGCCGGCGTCGGTCTGGGATTCGTCCTCTCCGACGTCGACGACGTGGTCTGTCTCGACCTGGACCACTGCCTTAACCCGCTCACCGGGCAACTCGCCCCGTGGGCTGCCGCCATCGTGCGCGACGCAGGGGCTTGTTACGTAGAGGTCTCTCCGTCCGGCGACGGCTTGCACATCTGGGGCCGCGCTGACGTCCGCCATGGACGGAAGATCCGGCACCCCGACGGTACGGCCGTAGAGATCTACGGGACCGGCCGGTACGTCGCAATGACGGGGCGCCGACATGGCTCGTCCCCATCTATCTTGGGGGACCTGTCAGCCCTCGTTGCCCGACTGACGGCACACCCGAAGATCCCGACAGGGGACCAATCGTGACCGACACCCCCGCTCCCAAGTTCCCCGACGACGTTCGGGGTGCAATCGACGAGCTGTCCTTGATCCTGCTGGATCTAGTGACCGACCCGTCGACGGCTCGACGCTGTGCGGAACTGTTCGAGTTCCTGGACCAGCCCGACGAGCTGCGGATGTCCGTCGGGTGGTGGCGCCGTGCCGCTGACATGGGCGACCGAGACGCGCGGGAATTCCTCCGAGAACTGATCAGCGACGGGCTAGCAGACAAGCGGCCCCACGACACAGACGATTGACGGCCAGGTAGCTCCCGACATGGGCGGCTCACGCCGTCCTTCCCCGGGAGGTACCCATGGGCGAGATGCCCGACGGATGGTGCGCCGCACCTTTCCGCTTCGCGCCAGAGAACGAGCACGGCGACCCAGACCCCATTGTCTTCGACGAGCAGCGCGTGACCGTGACTGACGAACTCCGCGCGCTCCTCGCTATCGAGCGTCTGATCTGGAGCATGGACCTGGCACGGCGGGCGTGCGTCTTCCCCATGACGATTGAGGCGTCCTGATGGCCGGCCGCGGACCCGCTCCGAAGGACCCCTCGAAGCGACGCAGGCGCAACGCCGCGGAGCCGGAGACGGTCATCTCTCCTGACGACGAGCTGCGCGGCCCTGAACTCCCCGCGGGCGTCCTCGGTGAAGAGGACGGCGTCGACGTCGAATGGCACCCCATGACACAGCTCTGGTGGGACTCCTGGCGTAGCTCAGCGCAGGCTCAGACCTTCGTCCAAACGGACTGGCTCTTCCTGATCGACACCGCCCTGATGCACCACACGATGTGGGCCAAGGGCAGGTGGGAGTTCGCCTCTGAGGTGCGCCTCCGTGCCGCCAAATTCGGCGCCACGCCGGAGGACAGGGCCCGCCTGAAGATGAAGGTCGACGACCCCGTGAACGCCCCTCAGAAGCCCGCACAGCGCCCCGACGGGGTAACCGACATCAACTCGCGCAGGGCGCGTCTCACAGGCTAGGAGACCGGATGCCGCACGTCACTGTGCGCGCCCCCGGTCACGACCGCTCCCGCTCTCTTGGGTGGATGGCGGTTGCATGGATGGAGTACATGGTCGTGCACGGCCCTGGCGACGTCCAGGGCGAACCGGTGCGCCACGGTGACGAGTACACGGGCTTCGTCGTGGACTGCTACGCGGTCGACGATCACGCCGGGAAGATGCTGTACGACTCCGCGTTCTTCAGCCGCCCGAAGGGCTGCGACAAGAGCGGGCTCGGCGCACGCATCGGCCTCTTCGAGGCCTTCGGCCCGTGCCGTTTCGACGGCTGGGCAGAAGGCGGGGAGGTCTACCGCGACCCCTGGGGGCTGGGCTTCGAGTACGTCTACGAAGCTGGCGAACCGATGGGCCGACCGGTCCGCGTCCCTTACCTCCGCATCATGGCGACGGAGGAGGGGCAGACCGGCAACGTCTACGACACTGTGTACTTCAACCTGACCGACGAGGCGTCGCCTCTGTCGCAGGTGCCGGGCGTGGACCCGGGACTGACAAAGATCAATCTCCCTGACGGCGGAGAGATAACCCCGTCGACCGCATCGTCCTCGTCGAAGGACGGCGGCAAAGAAACGTGGGTCTGCTTCGATGAGACCCACCTCTACAACACGCCTGAGCTGCGGCGCATGTATGCGACGGTGACCCGAAACCTCCGCAAGAGGAAGAAGGGCGCAGGCACGTGGTATCTCGAAACCACGACCATGTTCGCCCCGGGGCAAGACTCCGTCGCAGAGCGCACGTACGAGGAAGCCGAAGCGATTCGCGAGGGTAAGAAGAAGCGCGGTCGCGCTCGTCTCCTCTACGACCACCGATACGGCATCTGCAAAGACCTCAAAAACGAGGATGAGCTCCGCTCAGCGCTCCTCGACTCCTATGGCGACGCCATGGAGTGGATGGACCTCGAAACGCTCGTCGATGACTTCTACGACCTGCGTAACGACAGTGCCGACGGCAAGCGCTACTTCCTCAACTCCCGGACGTCCTCCAGCGATGCGTGGATGGACTCCGACGCGTGGGAACTGTGCCGCCGGCCGGAGGAGATAGCCCGCGGTGAGCTGATCACGCTCGGCTTCGACGGATCCATCCGCGACGACGCAACGGCGCTCACCGCTTGCCGCGTGTCCGACGGACATCTCCAGCTCCTCGGCTGCTGGGAGAAGCCGGAAGGCCCCGAGGGCGAAGGCTGGCAGGTCGACCGCGAAGCGGTAGACGCAGCAGTTGCCAGAGCCTTCGACAAGTACGAGGTTGCCGGTTTCTACTGCGACCCGCCGCACTGGCAGGATTACGTAGACGCCTGGACCCGTGACTACGGTGAAGGCCTCCAGGTGAGCGCCACGCAGGCGCGTCCGCTGGAGTGGTGGACCAACCGCCCGACGGCCATGGAGCACGCTCTAGACCGCTTCACGGAGGCCGTCGACGACAAGGCGCTTTCGTACGCCGGCACTGAAAAAGCCGACGACGAGGCGCCGTTCTCGAAGCTGGGCGCCACCCTCTCCCGTCACGTGCTGAACGCGAAGCGCCGTCCGATGGGCCGCAATCACATGGGTATCGGCAAGGAGCACGCGAAGTCCCCAAAGAAGATCGACGCCGCCATGAGCGCCGTACTCGCCTATGAGTGCCGCGCGGACGCCGTCGCAGCAGGAATCACGAAGCGCAAAAAGCGCTCCTCGAAGCTACACGCCTTTTAGGGAGGTCCGTAAGTGCCTATCGACGCAACGAAGGTGGAGTCTCCCGGCTGGTGGCTGCAACGGCTCGGTAAGAAGCTCCTTGACGAGCGCGACGACTGCCGCGACGAGTACGGCGAGACGGAGCCAGGCCTCAACACCCTCCGCCGGTACGCGGAGAACAAAGCCCCGCTCCCGCACGTCCCTGGCATCGACCCCGCAGAGATCGCGGAGTGGATGAAGGACGCGCGGACCAACTGGACGAGTCTCGTCATTGACTCTCCTGTGGAGCGGATGCACGTCGACGGGTTCCGATTCGGCTCACCCACGGACGGCGACAGCGCGCAGGCAGCGGACGACGAGGCCAACCGCATCTGGCAGGAGAACAGCCTCGACGCGGACGCCGACCTGATCCATTACGGCGCGCTCTCACAGCGCAGGGCTTTCGCCCTCGTCGAGCGGGGCGATGACGGGCGTCCGGTCATCACGCACGAGACGCCCCGGCAGGTGGCTGTCGAGCACATGCAGGGCAGCAGGCGGAAGCTAGCTGCAGGCCTCAAGCTGTGGCGCGACGACTGGACTGGCAACACGCGCGCGACGCTGTGGACGCCAGAGAAGATCTACGACTTCGTCACGAAGTCACAGACTCCAGTCTTCGCGGGCAACTCTGCCTCGCTCCGTGGCTGGGACGCCTTCGCGCTGCCCAGCTCGACTGACGGAACCCAAGCAAACCTGTTGAAGGACGTCCCGCTCATCCCGTTTATCAACCGTCGGAACCGGCGGCTGATGGGTTTCGCGGAGCACGAGGACGTTCTGACGATCCAGAACCGGATCACGCTTTCCCTGATCAACCTACTTGCCGCGATGAAGTACGGCGCCTTCAGGCAACGCTTCGCATCGGGCCTGGAGGTCGACGAGGACCCCATCACGGGCAGGAAGCTCACGCCCTACAAGCTCGACATCAAGAGCCTGTGGACGAGCGAGGACCCCGAGACGCGGTTCGGCGAGTTCGCCGCGACCGACCTGAAGCCGTACGTCTCGGCAGTCGAGTCGGCCGTCCAGGACCTTGCAGCCATCTCCCGCACGCCTCCGCACTACCTGATCGGCGCGGTAGTCAACGTCTCCGGCGACGCCCTGAAGGCCGCAGAGACCGGACTCGTCAGCAAGGTCCGCGACCGACAGCGCACCTTCGGTGAGTCATGGGAGCAGACCATGCGGATGGCGTTCCGCGTGCTGGGCGACGAGACCCGAGCGACGGCATACAACGCTGAGACGCTCTGGCGTGACCCCGAGTCGCGCTCCATCAGCGAACTGGCCGACGCTGCCGTTAAGGCGGAGTCCGCCGGCGTCCCGTGGCGTCAGCGCATGGAGGACATGGGCTACACGCCAACGCAGATTGCCCGTATGGAGATCGACCGTGCGGCCGACGCCATCACCGCTCAGGCTGCCGCGGAGGCTGCGGCCCCTCAGCCGACACCCCTTGACAACGCCCGAGCGGCACGTGATCAGCGGTCCGTGATCGGGCGAGGTGACCAGGGTGGCCCTGTCGCCGCTTGACCGTAGATACGGGTCGGCAGTGCGCGGGGTCTGGACGAGCGTTCTAGGGCGAACTGACCAGTCGTGGAAAGGCCTTCGCTCCTGGCGTGACGCCGACGCGAAGGCCTTCAAGGCGCGCACGGTCCCCGTCATCCTTGCCGGCCAACGCCAGGTAGCGACGCTGACGGCGTCCTACCTGGAGCAGCTCTACAAGGAGATCGACGACAAGGCTCGTCGCGTCTCCCTCGACCTCGACGCCGTGACGGGCAAGTCCCTCCGCGGCGTCGACCCGTACGAGGTCTACGAGCGTCCGTTCAACGAGATATGGACGGCGCTCTCCAAGAACATTCCGCTGGAGGAGGCAGTCAGCCGCGGGGAACACCGCCTGGAGACCATCACGAAGACGGATCTCCAGCTTGCCCGCACGCACACCGTGCGCGACGTAGCTGACGACCTCCCGAAGTTCCAGTACACCGTTCGTGAGCTGCAGGGCGAGTTCGACTGCGCCCTGTGCATCGTCGCCAGCACTCAGCGATACCTGAAGCGCGATCTGGCGCCTATCCACCCGGGCTGCGACTGCCTGGTGAAGCTGGTGACGGCGGACGAGGACCCCGGACAGGTCATCGACGAGCAGAAGCTAGAGCAGATCCACAAGGCCGTGGAGGACGCCCTAGGTCAGTCGGACCGCGGGGCGCGCGCCATTGACTACCGACAGATCCTCGTGACCAACGATCACGGGGAGATCGGACCCGTCCTGGGCTTCAAGGGCCAGCGCTTCACGGGTCCTGACGACATCCAATCGACCTGACGCCCGCCATGGGCTGACGACTCCCGACAGGGGATCATCACATGCAGCTTCCGCACTCCTTCGCGCTTTCCCGCGCTCCTCAGACGATCGTCGGCTACCGCAAGGACGGTCGTCCGATCCGCTTCATCGGCGGTGGTGACGGTACGGATGACGGCACCGGTACTGGCTCCGCTGGCTCCGCTGGCACTGGTGGCGCTCCGACCGTCAACGAGCATGGCTACCCGGATGGCAAGCCCGTCGCGGACATGGAGCCCGCCCATCAGGTCGCGTACTGGAAGCACCACGCCCGCAAGCATGAGGCTCGCGCCAACGCTGCGCCCGACGCTGCGGAGCTGGAGCGGCTGCGCAAGGCGGACGAAGACCTGAAGGCTCGCCAGGCTGCGGACCTCAGTGAGACGGAGCGACTCCAGAAGGAGCGCGACGACGCTGCCGCGGAAGCCGCAACCGCGAAGGCTGAGCGAGACGCCGCGACCCGTAAGGCGCTCATCCTCGAAATCGCTTCCGACAAGGGTCTGACGGCCGCGCAGGCTGCGCGCCTCCAGGGCGCCACGAAGGAAGAGCTGGAGGCCGACGCAGACGCGCTGAAGGCGCTGTTCGGCGCCCAGGGCGGAGGCAACTCCGGCGGCTCCACGCGCTCCGGCGGTAACCGCGGAGGCGACGTCGGAGGCGGCTCGAAGACCGTGAGCGCGGGTGCGGACCTGTACCGCGAGCGCCACGCGAAGAACTGACCCACCCCCTCAACGGAGGATCAATGAACCTCGGACTCATCACTGAGAGCTTCTCTCAGGACAAGCGGGACTGGCTCGGCCACGAGCACGGCACGGACTTCGCCGTCAGCGTGACGCTCGACGTCTCCACCTTCACGGCCGGCACCCACTACCCGGACGGCTACATCAAGAGCGGCATTCCGCTCGGCAAGATCACCGCGTCGGGCAAGTACGGCCTGTACGACGACACGAAGACGGACGGCCGTCAGACCTGCGTCGGCTTCCTGTTCACGAGTGCGGAGGTCGTCACGCGACGTGGCGCGACGCTCTCCAGCGCCGTCGGCTCGATGCTCCTGCACTGCGTGATCAAGGAGAGCAAGCTCCCCGTCGCCGTCGACGCCGCCGGCAAGGTCGATCTGGCCTCCCGCGTCATCTTCATCTGAGAGGTAACCACCTACTATGCAGCTCATTGACGAGTTCGCGACTCCCGCGGAACTCACGGGCTACGCTCGCGCGGCCCTTGCCGACCGTGTGGAGAACGCGGAGACCCTCGACCGCTGGCTTCCGAACCGCACGATCAACGATCTCTCCTACCGCTTCACGCGAGGCGGAGGCGGTCTGACGGAGGCTGCGGTCTTCCGTGCCTACGACGCGTCGTCTGACGTCGCCGTGCGTCCCGGTGGGGCGCGCGTGAGTGGCGAACTGCCGCCCATCTCCCGCAAGATCCCCGTCGGTGAGTACGAGCGCATCAGGCGCCGGAACGTCGACACGCAGAACGCGGAGATCCGTGACGCCATGCTCGACGACGGCGTCCGTCTGGCTCGCCAGATCGAAGCCCGTCTCGAACTGGCGCGTGGCGAGGCTCTGTTCACCGGCGCCGTGAACCTGAACGAGAACGGCGTTCAGGCGTCGGTCGACTTCGGACGCAACCCTGCGCACAACGTGACGGCCTCCACCCCGTGGAGCACCTTCGCCACGGCGGACGCGTACGGCGACCTGTCGAACTGGCTCGACGTCTACAACACCACGAACGGGCGTCTCCCGGCGTATACCCTGATGTCCCGCACGGCCTACAACTGGCTGCGTCGGAACGTCGGCCTGACGAAGCTCGCCAACACGCAGAACCCGCCCACCGTGCTGACGCGCGACGCGCTGAACACCGTGCTCGGCGACTACGACATCCCGCCGGTACTGATCTACGACGCGCAGGTGTCCGTGAACGGTGTCGCCACGCGAGTCACTCCCGTGGACAAGATCCTGTTCCTTCCGGAGTTCGGTGACGCCGTCGGCCAGACCCTCTGGGGCGTCCCGGTGGAGGCCGACGACCCGCGGTACGGGCTGGGTGGTGACGCTGCTGGCGTCGCCGTCGGTGGCTACAAGAGCGAGGACCCACAGACCGTGTGGACCCGCGCGGTTGCCATCGCGCTCCCTGTCGTCGCTGCTCCAGACCTGACCTTCCAGGCTGACGTTCTCTAACCCCGAAACGCGAGGCATTCACGCATGGCAACCCTGGCAACGAACGTCCACGTGACGGACGCAGAGGGCGCGGCCCACGTGTTCGGCCCCGCGGACGAGGTCCCGGAGTGGGCGCAGGCGCTCATCACGAACCCGAAGGCGTGGGCGGAGGCACCGTCCGTGAAACGACTGACGGATCCCGAGCCCGCACCGAAGGCACCCGCGAAGCGCGCCGCGCCCCGACGGAAGGCGTCGACAGGTGGAACTGTTCAGTCCGACTGAGCTGCGGACCCTCGTCGCACGCCCGCTGACCGACGCTCAGTGCGCCCTTGCCCACGACCTCACCGAAGACGCGTTCTACGGTGAGGTGGGGGAGCGGCTGACAGATCCGCCGCAGCGCGGAGTCAAGAGCGTCGCACTCATGGTCGCGGCTCGCATCCTGACGAACCCCGGCGGGCTCCGGTCGGAACAGGCCGGCGGCATGCTCCAGTCCTACGCGGACTCGGGTACTGGCGTCATTCTGTCCGACGATGAGCGTCGCCGGCTGCGACGCGCGGTAGGCATAGCGTTCGGAGCGGCGTCCCTGGACATTGCTCCAGAGGACGTTGCGCCGCCCATGGCAGTCTGGCTGCCGACGTGAGCCTCTTCGCGCAGCTCTTCTCCGAGACGATCGAAATTGAGCGGCCTGGAGGCGTGGTCCGTGACTCCACGGGGTCTGAGATCCCGGGGCCACCGACACGCTTCTCTGTCGACTTCTGCGCCATCATGCCGCCCTATGGCGTGACGGTAGGCAGCTCGACGGAGACGCACAGCGCATCGACGACCATCGAGACGCGCCGCGTTCTCTTCGCCCCGCTCGGGACCGACGTCCGCCCTGCGGACCGGATCATCCGGAGCAACGGCGAGGTCTGGCAGGTGGAGGGACGACCCAACACCCTCCCCGCTACGTCGCTCGCCCATCTTGAAGCGTCTCTGACGGAGGTGACTGGCTGATGGCCTACCGCTCGAAGTACACCGGCCGGTACTCCGGAATCGGCTCGATGCTCTCGCGTCCGTGGCTGCAGAAGCCGTGCAAAGACGCGGCTGTGAAGCTGAAGGCCATCGCGGAGGCACGCTCTCCTGTGGGCAACCCGGCGGAGGACAGTCACGCGGGACGCTACAAGGCGTCGTTCGACGTCCTCCCCATCGAGAAGAACGTCCCGTTCCGCGGAAAGCCCCGCATCCGCGCGGGCGCACGGCTCGTCAACTTCTCCCCTGAGGCGCGACACGTGGAGTACGGAAACGGCGGGACGCCCCGCTACGCCGTGCTCTCCAAGAGCCTGGACGACCTGAAGGCGGCACACCGTGTCGGCTGAGATTGAAGCGGTGCTGGCCCCGTGGGCTGAGGCCACGTTCGGTGTCTTCGCCGGCGCTGAGACGCCCGCGAACCTGGAGACTCGCCTCCCTGTCATCCGAGTCGAGCGCATCGGCGGAAGCGATGAACGTTTCGCGCTTCACCCCCGTGTTGCCGTCGATATTTTCGCGGCGACGGAGGACGAGGCACGCACCCTGTCGAGTCAGGTGAGAGACGCTCTCCTCTTCCTCCGCGGCCCCGTCAACGGCGCCGTCATCCGCGACGTCCGATGCGACTCCGGCCCAACTCGGCAGCCGTGGGCGAATGAGGCTGTCCACCGACGAGGCGCCTCATACACCGTGAGCCTGCGCCCCGCGTAACCCCCTGAACTCACAGACCCGACGTCGACGACGAGCGGGTCTCTCGCATGCCCTGGAGGGCACATGGCGGACACCCGCAATGCCGATCTCACTTTCGGCGCAACTGACTACCTCGTCTACATGGCGGCTGTGAACACGGCCAGTCCGACGACCCCGTTCGCCGACCCTGCGACCCCATGGCACAACCTGGGGTGGGTGACGACGGAGGGCGGCCTCTTCAAGGTCGAAGAGGAGACGAAGGACGTCGACGCGGCTGGCTCGCTGGAGCCGATCCGCACCCTGATGACCAAGAGCACGAAGTCTCTTCAGGTCACCTTCCTGGAGGGTCTGAACCCGCTCGTCCGCAGCCTGTACGACAACGTCCCTGTGACGGCGCTGCAGCCGACGACGGGCATCGCGTCCTACGACCTGCCGGACAAGCCCAACGATCTCCGGTACGCGTTCATCTTCGACACGATGGACGGTGACAAGCGGCTCCGCCTGTACATGCCGAACGGCAAGGTGACGGAGCGGGGCGACGAGCAGCCACAGACGTCCGACGTCATGCCCGTCCAGATGACCTTCAAGTTCTACAAGGGCACCTCTGGCGCGGCCGTCAAGCGTTTCATCGACTACGGCGACATCGACGTCAGCGGGTTCTTCCCCGCCGGCTGATCGTCAGTCACTCACAAAACCAGCGGGACCCGTATCTGCGCGGGTCCGGGTCCCGCTTCAGCTCCACAACGACCCGCGCCAGAGCAACACCTTGACTTAGGAGACCCGCGCGCATGACTGAGACCACCACCACTACCCCCGCTGAGGCGCAGGAGACCGAGGCCACGGAGGGCTACTCCACCGCGGAGCTGCTTGGCCAGACCCTCCGTGTGAAGGACGCGTCCCAGTGGCGCCCCTCGTACATGCGAGCCCTGCGACAGAGCGACTTCGACACGTGGGCGGAGGGCGTCCTCCACGCGGACGACGTCGCCACGTTCGTCGAGCTCGACGCGACGTTCGCTGAGATCGGCGAGTTCGTCTCTGACGCCGCGCAGGCTGCCGGAGAGCCGGTGGGAAAGTCCAGTGGACGTGCCAAGTCCTCGCGGACCACGCGGAGGCGCTAGAAGCGGACATCCCGCGGTACTACCCGGGCGCGCGAGTGCTCGATGTGTACCGCGGGACGCTGTCCCTGCGGACCCTGCGTATCTGGATTGAGCACCTGCCACCGGAGAGCGCGACGAAGACGGCGATCCGCAACAGCGTCTCCGCGAGCGACATGGAGCGCGCGACGGGCGAGCACCGCCCCGACCTGGCTCCGTGGAGCGGCGTCGAACTGCTCCTCGCGTCCTTGAAGGACGAGGTCAGTCGACTGCGAATCGTCACCATCGCTGCTGCAGGCGGGAAGCCCGAGGAGTTCACACCTACATCACGACCGGGGGTTCCCCCTAAGCAGACCACGCAGATGCGGGGGCTGACAGACGAGCAGCGCCGCGCCCTCGACCCGCGGCTGAGAGATCAGACGCAGGAGGCGTAATGGCGGGCGACCTGGACATCGTCGGTGGGGCAGCGGTTGACGTTGTCCCCATCGTCCCCAACTTCCACACGAAGCTGAAAGCTCTCGTACTCCCCATCGCGGACCGTGTCGGTGAAGACGCCGGCCGACGCATGGGGGAGGCGATATCGAAGCACATCGTGATCTCCATCCCCGACGCCATCAACGCAGGTGGAAAGGCGGGCGTACGCGCTGCCGGACGGCAGGGTGACGACGCAGGCGGAGCCTTCGCGCGCTCCATCCGACGGAAGCTCGAAGCTGCCTTCAAGGCCATGCCGAAACTGGACGTCAAGCTCGGTGACACGGGCGTTGACGCCGAACTCGCGCGCATCCGGGCGAAGCTGGAGCAGCTCAGCAACAAGCGGATCGGCATCGACGTCAGCGCAGAGGCGGCTGAGGCGGAGATTACCCGCCTTGAGGCCAAACTCCGCGAGCTGGGCGCCGAACATCCGAACGTCGCCGTGCGAGCTGACACGGCAGCCGCACGAGCTGCTCTGGCGGAGATCCGCGCGGAGATAGCAGCCGTGGGCGGCCGGCAGAAAATCGCACTGGAGGTCGACGGCTCGTTTGGCGCTAAGCTCCGCGCCGTCGTGGCAGAGGCTCAGGCGTCACTCCCGAACATCAACGTGGACGCGGACACCTCGCCCGCGCGCGTTGAGATTCAGGCGCTACGTGAACGGCTCGCGCTCCTGTCGGACGCGCGGGTTGGGATCGACATCGACGCCGGCGCCGCACTGGCAGAGATTCAGGCCATCCAAACGCGCCTGGAGATCTTGTCGATTCAGCACCACGACATAGACGTCCGTGTTGACGCCGCTCGCGCCGCTGCTGAACTGGCAGCACTGGACGCCGAAGCCGACAGTCTGAAGCTCGTCCACATCAAGGCGTTCGCGGACACATCCCACGCGACGTCAGCCCTGATGGGGCTCGGGATCCAAATGGCCATCCTGACGGCCATCCCGCTCGGTCCGGTCCTTGCGGCTGGCATCGGAGCCGTCGCAGCCGCCGCAACTGCCGCAGGTGCGGGAGTCGGAGCCCTGGCCCTGGCCGCTATTCCAGCGATCAAGGGCGTCACTACCGTCATTCAGGCGAAGACGGCCGCGGACAAGGAAGCCGCAAGTGCGACGAGCAATTCGGCTGCAGCGGGCGTCAAGGCTGAGCAACAGGCGCTGCAGATGCAGGGCGCGCAGCAAGCTCTAGGCGCTGCGTACCGCAACGCTGCCCGGTCCATCTCGCAGGCTAACCGTCAGGTGGAGGACGCGGAACGTGCCGTAGCACAGGCCGTGCAGCGTGCCTCCGACCAGCGACGTCAGTCAGCGGACAACGTGGCCCGCGCCGAACGGTCCCTATCCGACGCTCAGCGCAGCGCGCGCCAGTCTGAGCAGGATCTCACGCAGGCACGGCAGGACGCCGCGAAGCAGCTCAGCGACCTGAACGACAAACTTACCGACGGCGCACTGAGTCAGCGTGACGCCGCCCTGCGCGTCCAGGAGGCAGCCGACGAGCTGTCTCGTGTGCAGGCGTCGAATGCGGCGGGCACCGCGTCTGATGGTCAGTTGGCCAGAGCGCAGCTCAGCTATGACCAGGCCGTCCAGGCGCAGAAGGAACAGTCCAAGAGCTATACGCAGCTCCAGGCCGACGCCAAGAAAACCCGCAAGGAAGGTGTCGACGGCAACGATGCCGTCAAGCGAGCCGCACAGCAGCTCGCGGACGCTCAGCAGAACGTATCCGATCAGGTCAAGGCCGTTGCCGACGCGCACCGGGAGGCCGCACGCGCAGAGGTGGCAGCCGCACAGTCCGTTGCCGACGCTCAGCGCGGGTTGGCGGACGCTGTCTCGAACGCTGCGGATACGCAGGTCCAAGCCGCGGAGTCCGTGCGGTCTGCGGAGCGTGGCCTTGAGTCTGCCCGCCTGTCGGGCATCAACACGACAGCGAAGGCAGCGACGAAGGCGGATGAGTATCGCAAGGCACTCGCGAAGCTCACCCCGGATCAGCGCGACCTCTATGACTCCATCGCCGGCCCAAAGGGTCTGACGAAGGCCTTCAAGGACTGGTCGACGTCGCTACAGCCTGACGTCCTCCCGCTCTTCACGCGTGGCGTCGACGGCGCGAAGAACTCGCTTCCGGCGCTGACACCGCTGGTAACGGGTGCCGCGGACGCCGTCGGAATCCTCATGGACAAAGCGTCCAAGGCGCTGAAGTCGCCGTTCTGGAAGGACTTCAAGAAAGACATCGACAAGAGCGCGAAGCCTGCGATCGTAGGTCTCGGCATTGCGTTCGGTAACCTGCTGACGGGTATGGCGGGAATCGTCGACGCCTTCCTCCCGCACATGGACGGAATTTCCGACACCATGCAGCGGATCACAGGCCGTTTCGCCGACTGGGGGAAGAACCTTAAGGGAAGCCCGGAGTTCGAGCGGTTCCTCAAGTACGTCAAGGACACGTCGCCCGGACTGGCGGAGTTCCTCGGCAAGATCCTGAGGTCCGCACTCGACCTGGCGCAGGCAATAGCCCCGCTCAGTGCCGACATGTTTGCGGTCGTGGGACCCATGATCGACGGCCTGTCGTGGATTGCGACGAATGCGCCGTGGGTGATTCAGCTCCTGTGGGGGATCTACACCGTAAACAAGGCTATCCAACTCGGTATGGCGGCCTTTGCCGTCGCTATGCATATCTACACGATTGCGGTAGCCGGCGCCACTCTGGTGACGTCCGGGTGGGCAGCAGCTATTCAGGCGACGGGCATTGTCCCGCTGATCGAGGCTATCGTCCTGGCGGTCGCCGCGCTCGTCATCGGCATAATCTGGGCGTACAAGAACGTCGGATGGTTCCGTGACGCGGTTGACGGTGCTTGGACGGGCATAAAGATCGCAACGCTATTCCTTTGGAACAGCGTCCTGAAGCCCGCGTTCGACGGGATATGGGCCGGGATAAAGGGCATCGGAACGATAGCTGTCTGGCTCTGGAAGAATGCCATCGAGCCAGCCTTCAAGGGTATATGGCTCGTCGCACGGATCCTGTTCGCGGTGCTGGTCACGGCCGTGGTTGCGCCCATCATAATCGTGCTGCGAGCGCTCGGCGGCATTGCGATGTGGCTCTGGACGGACGGGTTCAAGCCCTCCTTCGAGGGAATTGCGATGATCGCAACGTGGCTGTGGACGACGATCCTGCAGCCCACGTTCAAGTTCATCTGGGACGGAATCAAGTGGCTGGGCGATCAGTTCGTCTGGCTCTACAACAATGCGGTAAGACCGTCGCTCGGATGGATATCCGACAAGGCATCCTGGCTTTGGACTAAGATGCTCGCTCCGGCGTTCAAGTTCATCTGGGACGGGCTGAAGTGGGTCGGCGACAAGTTCAGGTGGCTGTACGACCACGGAGTGAGACCGCCGGCTGAGTGGATAGCGGATAAGGCGAACTGGCTGTACGACAAGGGCCTGAAGCCCGCGTTCGACAAGATAAAGTCGGCCCTAGGGCTCGTCTCTGACGCGTTCGACACCGCGAAGACGCTTATCGGTAAGGCCTGGAGTAAGGTCTCCGACATCGCCAAAAAGCCCGTGAACTTCATAATTGAGTGGGTTTACACAAAGGGAATTAAGGCCGTCTGGGATCGCGTGGCTGACTTCGTCAAGCTGCCGCATCTTCCTGCCGCTCCTAAGCTCCTGGAGGCGGGCGGAACAGTCGGCAATGGCTGGGGACCCGCGGTTCCGATGAAGACGAACCGCCCGACGGCGATCGTCGGAGAAGGAAACCCGCGGTACCCCGAGTACGTCATCCCGACGGATCCGAAGTACAGGAGCCGCGCGCTTTCGCTGCATCAGGCCGCAGGAACGCAGCTCCTCGAATCCGGCGGAGTTGTCGGTGGGGCGTGGGACTGGACGAAGGACACTGTCTCCGACGTCATCGGCAAGGGCATCGACTGGGCGAAGACTGGCGCGGATCTCCTGATCCACCCGTCGAAGGTCTGGACGGGGCTCATGAAGCCGATCGTGAACCGCATCACTGACGGCGTAGGTGTGGCTGGCAAGTTCGGTTCCGCCATCGGCAAGTACCCGCTCAAGATGATGGCGGGGCTGAAGGACAAGATCGTCGACGCCGCGGAGTCGCTCCTCTTCGCCTCCGAAGGCACGGGCGGGCAGTGGATCAAGCCCGTTAACGCAGCCTTCGGAACGCGCTTCGGCGTGGCGGGCAAGATGTGGTCCTCCGGCCACCACACGGGCCTGGACTTCCCAGTACCCGTCGGGACGAGGGTCAACGCTGTCGACGACGGCAAGGTCACGTTCGCCGCGGGTGGTGGCCCCTATGGCAACCACGTGGAGATCAGCCACGGTGGAGGCCTGTCCTCCCTGTACGCGCACCTCAGCCGGATCATCACCTCTGCCGGCCAGGCCGTGAAGCAAGGCCAGGAGATTGGCAAGTCCGGCGCAACGGGCAACGTCACTGGCCCTCACCTCCACCTGGAGGCGCGACGGCACGGAACGCCCGTCGACCCTATGAGCTACCTGACGGGAGGCGGAGGCTTCACGTCCGCAGCCAAGGGTGCAGCGCAGACCTACGCGAAGAGCATTCTCGGTAACTACGGCTGGGGCATCGGGCAATTCGGACCGCTCCAGAAGCTCTGGGACGGCGAGAGCGGATGGCGCTACAACGCGAAGAACCCCTCGTCGGGCGCCTACGGCATCCCGCAGGCGTTGCCCGGGAACAAAATGGCGTCGGCCGGCTCTGACTGGCTGACGAACCCGCGGACGCAGATCAAGTGGGGCATGGACTACATCAAGCACCGCCCCGACTACGGCACTCCAGCCGTCGCGTATTCGAAGTGGCTGTCCCGCAGTCCGCATTGGTACGACGACGGCGGGTTGATTCCGCCTGGCCTCTCCCTCGTCGCCAACGGCACAGGGAAGCCCGAGCCCGTGTTCACCGGGTCCCAGTGGCAGGACATCCGCGCAAGCAAGGGCGGGGGAGGAGCCACCACGGTTCATGCCGACGTGCGCGTCTTCGTCGGCGACCGAGAGATCACGGACATCGTTCGCGTCGAGGTCGACGCACGCGAGTCTGCCAACGCCGACGCACTCAACAACGGAAGGTGGGTCTGACATGCCCGACGAGACTCCATCGGGAGACGGAGAGATCGTCGAGCCGATCACGGATTACACGCCGGAGGAGGTGGAGCCGGAGGCACCGATCGTGCCCTCGACTCCGCCGTCCGACGACGGTAGCTCGATCATCGGTGGTCCGACGTACCCGGCTCCCGGGGAGGGCTAATGGCCATCCCGGGAAACCTGCTGCCGTACAACGTGGAGAGCGTCGAAACCGACGTCTCCGGGTGGTCGGCGCTCGTCAACGCAACCGGGTTGACGCAGGCGAACGGCGGGACAGAGGCAGCGCACTCGCTGGCCTTCAAGAGTGTCGCAACGGGTGACTGTCAGGTGGGCATTACGACCCGCGTGGCAGTCACCCCAGGCTCTGAGTACTGGAGCTGCGCGTCCATCTTCCCGCCGGCTGCTGGCGCGCAGTCGCGCATGGAGATCCGGTGGTACACGTCCGGCGGGTCACTGATCAGCACCATACAAGGTCCGCTGGTCAGCGCCCCGTCGGGGACCTGGCATCAGATCGGAGCCGTGGGGACGGCGCCAGCGACGGCCGCGACGGCGCTCGTCGTGATCCGCGTGACGGCTACGGCGGCAAACCAGAACTGGTTCGCGGACCGCATGTTCCTCGGCCTGACGGCCGTCTCGACGGGCAACCTGTTGCCCTTCAACACGGAGACGGTAGAGGTCGATGCGTCGGGGTGGGCAGCGACGAGCCTTGCCACGCTAGGCATTAGCGGGAGCGCGTTCACGTGGTATCAGTCGCTCCTCGTGACGTCACAGGCTGCAGGCAGCGTGCTCGTCCAGACGCAGGCCAGCCAGGCGCCGGCCGTAACGCCAGGCGTTGAGTACGTCGCCTACGCACAAGTCACGCCCGGTACGGCTGGCCTGACGCAGAAGATCCAAATCTCGTGGCTCGACGGAACGGGGACGGAGATCTCCGTTTCCTCCTCGGACTGGACGCCCTCCACGGGCCAGTGGACGAGGTGCGTCGTAGCTGCAACAGCACCGACCGGAGCGGCGAAAGCACGGGTCAACCTCTCTCCGCAGGCCACGGCCGCGGGACAGCAATGGGCCTACGACCGCGTGGTCCTGGCGCCGTCCAGTGCGCTCATGGTGGCTGGCAACCTCCTGCCCTACAACGTCTCCGACATCGAGCAGGACGCGACCGGGTGGACGGTCACAGGCGCGACGAAGACGCAGACGACGGACCAGGTACTTGCCGGCGCGTACTCGCTGAAGGCCGTTGCGTCTGGCGGGGACTTCACACTCTCGACGGCTGCGCCCGTAGCAGCCACGCCAGGGCTCGGATACCAGTTCACTGCCTGCATCTTGAAGCCGACGACACGCAGCTTCCTCACGCGGCTGGAGTGGTTGAACGGGTCCGGCGACGTCATCCGCACCCGGCTGACGTCATGGGTGGGAGCTGCGGGCTTGTGGCTCGCGTGCACGACGTCAGACCTGGCGCCAGACGCAGCCGTCGCCGCGCGACTCTCCATCACCATCCCGGACGCCGTGGCCGGAGAGACGTACTACGTCGACCGCGCGGAATGGAAGCTAGGAGGCCTCACCGCTCGCGCTGTACCTGCGGGCGGGGGAGGAGCCGCGATCACCCTCCGCGGCCTGACGACCGGAGGGCCCACGTGGAAGTGGTCCCTGACGCGCGTTGTGTCTGGGCAGACTCCGCAGCCCGTCCGCGGGTGGACCGGTGACCTGACGTCGCAGAGCATTTCAGGTGACGTCGCCGTGATCACCGACTACGAGGCGCCGCTAGGCATCCCCGTTCAGTGGCGCGTGGCGATTCAGCACCCGTCCGGCCCTGGCTCCGGACTGCTCTCGTACACGTCCGATCCGATCACGCTCGACGCTGAGACCACCGACGTGTGGCTGAAGGACCCGGGAAGCCCTGCGCGGTCCGTCCGCATCACCGTCTCAACGCCCATGCCGACGTGGGCACGACCCGCTCGACAGGGCGTCAGCCAGGTCCGTGGACGCGCGCTCCCCGTCGTCATCAACGACGTCCGCGGAGGCGTCACCGGTGACCTGGCGGTGGTCACGGAGACGGATGACGACGTCGCTGCACTGTGGTGGGTGCTCGACTCCGGCGGACCTCTGCTCCTGCAGTGGCCTCCCGGTTGGGGGCAGCGGGACATGTATGTCTCCGTTGGCGACGTCCAGGCCGCGCCCGTCGTCGACTACGCAGAATTCCACGACCGCACATGGACGCTGCCACTCACCGAAGTTGACCGACCAATCGGCGGCGTCACCGGAAGCGCGGACCGCACCTGGCAGACCGTCGCTTCGTCCGGCTCGACGTGGGCGGAAGTCCTCGCCGGCGCCACGAGTTGGCTTGACGTCTACACCGGAGCGAATGGAGGCTAGGTGTACCCCATATCCGACGCCTTCCGCGCTGCCCTGGCGACCTCTCACACGATGGTCGCCAGGGTGGACGCGTTCTACGCCGGCGCACTAACCCTGGCAGATCTGCCAATCACTGACGGATCCGTGACGGTGGACCGGGGGAGCAAGACACGACGCTCCCTCTCCCTGACGATCGCGGATCCCTCGTACCTCCCATGGGCAGCCACAGACCCGCTCGCGGCGTACGGGCAGCAGCTCGTCGTATCCCGCGGGATCAGGTTCCCCAACGGCGTGACAGAGATCGTCCCGCTCGGCACCTTCCGGATCAACGAGCCGAGCGGCGACGTGCACACCGGGCCGGTCACCATCACCGGGACGTCGATGGAGGCCGCGATCATCGACGACAAGTTCCAGGTGCCGACGTCCACTCGCGGATACGGAGGTTGCGTCGACGCCATTACGGCGCTTATCCGTCAGACATTGCCCGACGCGATAATCACGAACCTGACTGCTGGAGCTCGTAATCCAGCGTGCGCCGTTGCGACGTGGGACGCCGATGCCGACCGTTGGGATGCGGTAACTCAAATCGCAACGGCCATGCAGGCTGAAATCTACGTCGACGCTCAGAACCGCTTTGTCGTCACCGACTTCCCCGACGTCGTAAACGGAGCAGTTGCGTGGGACATCGCGGAGGGTGCGGGAGGAACGCTTATGGCAGCCTCTCGGAAGATGTCACGTACGGCCGTTTGCAACGCCGTTGTGGCATCGGGAGAAAACTCGGCCGCGGGTTCTGCCCCGGTGAGTGCTGTTGCGACGGACAACGACCCTTCTAGCCCCACAAAATGGGGTGGCCCATACGGCAAGGTGACGAAGACGATCTCGTCTGCGCTATGGACGACAGTAAGCGCCTGTCAGGCTGCCGCGGATTACGCCCTGTTCGACGCCATCGCGCCGAACATTCAGACCTCGATTGACTCGCTTCCGAACCCTGCACTGGAAGGGAACGACATCGTCCGCGTCACGGCTAAGGGCCGGAAGTACCGGTATCTCGTGCAGTCCCTCAGCGTCCCCCTGACGGCTCAGGGGTCCTTCTCCATCAGCCTGCGTGGCGGGAAGGAGGACACGCCGTGACGCTGTCAAAAGCCCTGGTGGAGGCCATACAGCGCGCTGCACAGCGTGCCGTGGAGCAGCGCGCCTCGGCGTGGATGCTAGCCACTGTGACGGCCGTCAACTCAGACGGCACGGTCGACATCTCGACGGCCCGCGGCCCCGTCGCTGCTGTCCGTCGGATGAAGAGCTATTCAGCTCCAGTCGTCGGAGAGGTAGTCAAAGTATCGCGGAACGCGGACGGCAATTGGATTGTCGACGGCGCATGCGCATAGCAATTCAATTCCCAGACGCAGGAGGCGGAGTTAATGCCGAAGAACGATAGCTACTCTCAGGGTGTACAGTCGCCGGTACTGGGCGACGCTCCGGACATCGAAGTCGAGCTCTCAACGCTCGTAAACGGGATCGTTCCCAAGGTTGTCATGCGTTTCGCCGACGCCAACGCACGGGCGGCAGCGTTGACGGGCGCAACAAAGCCCGTTGCAGGAATGATTACCTACCTGATCGCTGAGGATCGGTGGGAAGGTCGACAGGGTGACGGCAGTTGGCTCCTGTTGTCTGACGGAACGTGGCAACCACTGACGTACGCCAACAACCACACCGCGAATTCCGGGTCTCCCGGATGGCGAAAGAAGGCGGGCGGAGGAATTGAACTCCGCGGAACGATCAAGGCGACTAACGGAAAGCTGAACGACGGGACGGACGCGCTGAAGTTCGGCGCCATTCCGTCAGCCGTGGCACCCGCGGGATCTCGGTTCTTCTACGTGCCGACGTCGCGGACGACCATCTCCGGCATCACGCGGATGGGAGCGCGCGTCCAGGTCGACACCGACGGGAACCTCCTCTACTTCTGCGACGCCGGGGGAGGCCAGGGGACGTCGAGTAGCCCCGCCTGGTTCGCAATCGACGGGATCCAGTTCAGCCCAGCCGGCGACTGACCCACACCACAAACCATTCACGCCTCGCAGCAGCGGGGCGCTTTTTCATGCCCTGGAGGGGACCCGCATGGGTGAGATCTGGATCAAGGAAGCGGAACGACTGGGGGACGGCTCGATCGGCGGCGCCATGGACTCGCCGACGGCACCGCCCCGCGTCGTCTGGCACACGACGGAGAGCGGGCACGGTGACGTCGCGTTCACGAACGTCGGCAAGTACCTGAGCGACGAGCAGTACGAGCCGCACATCCTGTACGACCCAACGACGGACAGGATCGGCCAGTACGGGCCGCTGAACCAGTCCGCGCGAGCCCTGCGCAACGACGGGATCACGAGGACGAACCGAACCGGTCGCGTCTGCATTCAGATTGAGGTCCTCGCGAAGGCTGCGAACCCCTTCACGTCGTACTGGAAGCCAGGCCCCAACTTCCGGGCCCTCATGCGCGCCATCAGGAGTTGGGGCGTCCCCGACACCTTCCCCGCGGGCGCCCTGGCGTCGGTCTACGGCGACCCGAAGGCCAGCCGGAACCGCACTACGTGGGCGACGAAGGGCGGCCACTACGGGCACTCGAACATCCCCGGCAACGACCACTGGGACCCGGGCAACATCAACAAGGCCGCGCTCTTCGCTGCGGCTCCTGTGACGTCGACGCCCACCACGCCGAAGCCCCCGACGAAGCCGGCGACGAAGCCGTCCGTTTCCCTGAAGCACATTCTCGCCGCGCGTACCGCGGACCGCCCCGCAGCGACCGGGCACACCACGTACCCGGCAGAGGTCAAGATCGTCGAGGCGGCGCTGAAGGCGGAGGGATTCCTCCTCGCAACGTACGCAAGCGATGGCTCCTGGGGCACGAAGACGGACGACGCCTACGACGAGTTCCGGCGCAAGGTCATGAAGCTGTCCGGCTCCGACGCGACCGGGGCTCCTGGTCTGACGTCGCTGAAGGCTCTCGCGGCTCGCCACGGGTTCACGGCGAAGGCCTGATGAGTCCCGAAGTCCTCGTCTCTGTGGTCACGGCTGCGTCAGTCATTGGCGCGGCCGTGATCGCGGCTGTCCCCGCGCTCCTCGCTCTCCACCGACGCACCACAGGTGCCGTCGCTGAGGAGGGGACGGCGACGAGAGAAGCCCTGGAGGGCATCGCACGGGCGCTCAACGTCCGCATCGACGACGTCCGCGACGACATCGACGGCGTCCGTGAGGACGTCGCCCGCGTACGCGAGTGGCAGGCCGGCCACGACGCGGAACACCTGTTGCTCGGCCGCACTCATCCACCGCGAGGAGACACGTAAATGCCTGCTATTCCAGTCGGAATCGCGACCGTAGTTCTGACGGGCCGGTACATCCGCCCGGACGGAACGCCCCTCCTGGGGACCCTGACGTTCGAACCTCCGTCGCACCTGACGATCCCGGGCTCTGACACGATCAGTGCTGGTTCAGCGTCTGTCACTCTGGACGAGAGCGGAGCGTTCAGCGTCGCCCTGATAGCGACCGACGACCCGGGGACGCAGCCGTCCGACTGGACCTATCAGGTAGTCGAGCGGCTCGCACATGCCACCGGGCGGACGTTCGCAATCAAGTTGCCTGCGGTCACGCCGCTCGTCGACCTGGCGGACATCGCCCCGACGGACCCCGACCAGGGTGACTACGTCGTCGTCACGGGGCCGGCCGGCAAGGACGGCTCGCAGATCTACACGGGCGTCGGTGCCCCGCCCGGCACCACTGGCGCAAACGCTGACTTCTACGTTGACACCACTGTCGGCGCCGTGACGCTCTACGGCCCGAAGGCGGGCGGCACCTGGCCATCGACGGGCGTTGTCCTGGGCAACGTCAGCTCCGTCAACGGTCAGATGGGCGCCGTGGTACTCCCCGGGGTCACTGACGGGGTGAACGTCAAGACGATCGGCGCCAAGGTCGACGGGACGACGGACGACACGGCCGTCATTCAGGGAGCGCTCAACGCTGCACCTCGTGGCGGACGCGTCTACCTCCCCGCGGGCGTCGTCAGGACGAGTGCGCCCCTGCGAGTGCCGCCGGAAGTGACGCTCATGGGCGCGCACGGAAGCGGCGAAGTACAGCCAGGAGCGCCGGCTCCAGCGACCGCTATCAAGCCACTTCCTGGGTTCACTGGCTCGGCAGTGATCGAGATAGTTGACCAGCAGATGGGCGGGTACTCCGGGCTCTCGGGGTGGCAGCGGATCGAGCGACTCACCATCGATGGCTCCGCCGTCCCCGTAGGCACGGCCGTCGACGGAATCCGGATGACGGGCCAGATACAGAACCCGATAATCCGTGACGTTGCCATCCGCAACGTGACCGGGGTCGGCGTCAACACTGCCTACAACCTCAGCGTCCCGTCGGGCCCGCAGGCACCTTTCTGTCTGAACCTCGACCGGGTGAGCGTCGTATGGGGCAAGTCGCACGGCCTGGCGCTCAACAACTCGACAGATTCGACGTTTATCAACGTCTACGTTCTCGGGTGCTCCGGATTCGGCTGGTACATCGCCGGATGCAGCGGGACCACCTGGATCGCGTGCCGAGCCGAGTGGTCCACCTTGGACGGATTCAACCTCGCCGGTAACTCCGGCGTGCAGACATTCATTGGCTGCTCCACCGACCGAAGCGGTCAGAACGGCTTCTCCGTCCCCTCCTCCACCAACACCGGTACGATCGTGCTGTCCGGCTGCCGGATGACGCGGGACGGTAAGAGCAGTACATCCGCCGGGTACGCGGGGCTGAACGTCAGCGGGACGACGCGGAAGGTCATCGCTGACGGTGTGGTCATCACCACTGGGCGGGACGACGACGGCACGTCGGGGAACCTCAGCCCGCAGTATGGTGTGTCGGCAACCAACTCGTCGTATGTGTCAGTCGCGTCGGGCGACATCAACGGAGTTTCGTCCGGGTGGCGCGATGGAGGCGGCAATACTGTCTTCCAGCGCGGGACGACGGTCACGGGTACAGGCATCACCACGTCGCTGCCGAGGATCGATCAGCTTCAGGCGCCTACTGCCAACGTCCCGTGGGGCGGAGTCAAGCTGACCAACCTGGCCAACGGCACGGCGACGAACGACGCGGCTGCGTTTGGGCAGATCCCCGTAGCGGGCACCACCGCCGGTACCTACGCAGCAGGCAACGACAGCCGCATCACCGGGGCTCTGCAGACGAGCGGCGGCACCATGGCGGGGACTGTTGGGTCGGCCCTCGCCGGAGCTGCGAACGTTGCGTATTCTGCGCTGGTCACTGGCGATGCATTCGACCGGTTCCGCTCCTACAGTGACGGCAAGCTGGAGTGGGGTCCGGGCAACGTCACCCGCGACACCAACCTGTACCGCTCAGCCGCCGGGGCGCTCAAAACTGACTCCTTCTTCCTGATGGGAGGGTCGGGGCAGGCGAACGGACAGATCACCGTCTTCACGGCTACTGCAAAGGGCCTCGTCGCTGGCACCGCGGGAGGCGGACTGGCGATCAAGGAAGGCACGAACGCGCGCCTCGGCGTTTCCACCCTGTCCGCTGGCACCGTGACCGTGGCCAACACCAGCGTCACGTCCACCACGAGGATTTTCCTGCAGCGGGTGTCTGGAGCTGCCGCAAACTTCGGGCACCTCACCTACACGATCAACGCAGGAGTGTCCTTCACTGTCACGTCCTCCAACGCGTCTGACACGTCGGTGTTCAACTGGCACCTGGTAGAGCCTGCTTAAGATCTTCCGACCTACGCGTCACATCCCCGCTGCTGCGCCCCATTACCTCTGTGTCACCACACGGAGGAAGGGGACGGCATGGGCAACATCGGCATCATCGGCCGCGCAAGGGCAGGCAAGGACACCGCGGGGAAGTTCTTCGTCGACGGCCACGGCTACCGGCGCGTGGCGTTGGCGGACCCGCTGAAGGAGGCGGCTCTCGATCTGGACCCGATCATCGACCTGTCGCCGTACGACGTCTACGGCTTCCAGGCTGCGGAAGTTCGCCGTCTGGCGGACCTCGTCCGGTGGAGCGGGTGGGAGGCAGCGAAGGAAATCCCCGAGGTTCGCCGCACCCTCCAGTACCTCGGAGCCGCCATGCGCGCCGTGGACCCGGAAATCTGGCTCCGTGCCGCCCTGGCGACGGCGCAGGAGGCCAACGAGCAAGGCGTCCCCGTCGTCATCACCGACGTCCGGTACCGCAACGAAGCGGCCTCCCTCGTCCGCGCCGGCTTCCACCTGATCCACATCAACCGCCCCGGTATCCCGCAGCTCGACCACGAGTCGGAGCGGGACCTTGGGCCGGAGGACGCGCGCTACATGGTCCAGAACGACGGCGACCTTGCCCGCCTGGACGAACAGCTCGAACGCATCTGGGACGAGATCTACGCCGTTGAGTCCGTCCGCCACTTCGCCCGTCTCTAACCGAAAGGCACTCATGGAACCACTCGTCACGTACCTCCACATGGTCACCCTGCGAGCCCGCGCGGCCCTGCAGACGTTCGCCGCGACGGAGCCTGTACGCCTCCGGGCGGCTCTGACGTCGCTCATCATCGCGGGTGGCTTCCTCGTCCCCGCCCTGGCCAACCAGAACGTTGCGCAGACGATCGCCAGTATCGGCGTCGCGGCGCTCCCCATCGCCGTCGGTGAGTCGACGAGAGCGCGAGTCACTCCCGCCTAGGCAGCGCATGCGCGTACGTACAGAAGGGGAGGAGTGTTCAACTTTCCCGCTGTGATGAAACCGGCACCACGTGTCTAGACCCCTGGCCCCCGTCCTCCCACCTGGGAAGACGGGGGCTTTTTGCGTTTTGAGGTCCGTGAATCGCTTTACGGATGTACTGCACATCCATAGGTGGGGTGACCGACATAACCCCTATACTCCCGGCATGCCGACCTCACCCGGCCCTCTACTCCAGGCGCTGACCACGCTATGGGAGCGACTAAGAGAGGGTATTCCTGATCTACCTATGGTCCGACCCGCCATCTCTCCGACACCCCTGCGCCAGGACCACGGGCCGGAGAGATGGACGCCGGACGCCGACGGATCAGTCTCCGGCCTCGTCGTCAGCGCTGCAGTCCTTCAGGCAGGCGCGGAAGCCACCGTGGAGTTCGTCCTCCACGAGGCCGCACACATTCTGTGCTGGAGACGGGACGTCAAAGACACGACCATGCGCGGTGTCTACCACAACGGCTCTTACCTGGCGGCTGCGGAGGAGGTCGGCCTCCAGTGGCCGGCCGACACGGAGCGCGTCAAAGGACGTGGCTACGACAGTCCGGTACTGAGCGACGAGGCGCGCGCCAGGTTCGCCGCTGACGTCGAAGTACTGAGGGAAACCATCCCCACCATCCTTCCGCACCTGAGCGTCCCAGCCCCCGTCACGGAGAGCCGGGGACGTTTGACGTTACAGTGCAGATGCGACCCGCCGCGGAAGGTGCGAGTCGGTAAAACCATTGCCGCACTAGGACCGATCGTTTGCGGTGTCTGCCACTCGGAGTTCCAGGCGGAGTGATCAAGGAGAGCTACCGTGGGGTAAGGTCTGTCGCAAGTCAGTGCTTCACGGTACTCTGCCCAAACCAGCCATGCGTGTCTTCGAGAGGTCATGATGAGCCCTAAGGATGTCGCCCGCACAAGCGTGGACGACGTGGCGCCCGTCGACGTCGAAGGCCTGCCCACGCTACGGCTCGAAGATATCCAGGACGAGTCGGAGGCACAGCTCGTTGCGCGCGGTGCAGCCTACGCCCGCGAGTACGCAGCCATCGAGGACAAGCCAACCATCCTTGCGATGAACATCGCGACGGTGCTCCTGGCGCTCCGCAGGCAACACGGTGACTGGCTCGGCAGGACATACCCGTACCGTCAAGTGGCGTCAGAGGTGTACCGGTTGTCGGGCGTCAAGGGCGACAAACTGACGAGGCTACAGGCGACCGTGCGCTATCACGTGGGCAACGGCTTGCGACGCCAGTTGACGCCGCGTGAGCTGAACGCGCTGGAGCTACTCGACACTTCGCCGCTGGAGCGGCAGCAAGACATCAGGGCGACGAACTCCGCGCTACTGGCTGCCGTCAAGGTGAGCACGGCTGCCGAAGTCTCCACCCCAGCGAAGCCGTCGAAGCCGGATAAAAAGGGGACGAAGGCGGAGGAGCGCGTCCCCGAGCAAGGCGGCAGCGCCGGCATGGTCGTGAGGGCGACGGCCGATCATCTCCGGCTGGCCCACGTCGCAGGGAACATTGTGGGGCAGATCGACACAAGCGTTGTCGACACGCACATGACCGACGGGCAGCGCGCCAAACTGGACGAGGAGCTAGCCGCCCTCCAGAAGGCCATCACCCGACTGCGCCGGCACACGAAAAAGCCCAGCTCAGGAGCCTAACCGCCCCTCGACGTCGCGCGCCTCCTCGTCCTCCTGCTGGTCCAAAGTGCCAAACTAACCCCTTATTTCTAACTCTCTCTAACGCGTTATAGAGAGAAGTGAAAAGGGGGGTTAGTTTGGCGTTTTGGCGTGCACTCTGACCGCCGGGGGAGGAGGCGGAAGCTCCCCGAAGTCCCGCGTCACATCCTGCAGCCTGCGCCCCATAACTCCTGTGTAAGCACGAAGCGACGCAGGAGGCCGCATGGCTGGAGTAAGCACGATCAAGCGGGGCGGATCCCGTTTCTACATCGACCCCGACGACGGGGCGATCAAGGTACCTGGTGTGACGAGCGTCGGCGGCATGCTCCCGAAGGACTTCCTCACCTTCTGGGCAGCGAAGGAGGCCGCGGAGGCGGCCGTCAACAACTGGGACATCGTCTCCGAGCTGATCAAGCGCGACCCGAAGGGTGCGATCGACTACCTGAAGAACGCGCACCGACGGAAGTCGACTGCCGCTAGTGACTTGGGGTCTGCGGCTCACGACCTCTTCGAGCGCATGGCGCGCGGCGAGACGATCAACACGCGCCATGTGCACGTGGACGTGAAGCCCCACGTCAGGTGGTTTGCGGAGTTCCTCCAGGAGGTTCAGCCGGAGTTCCTCTACCTCGAAGAGACGGTCTGGTCCGACACCCATCGGTACGCCGGCTCTTTCGACGCGATCGCGGTCGTCGACGGAGAGACGGTTGTCCTCGACTGGAAGACGAGCAAGAGCGTCTACGACTCCGTGGCGCTGCAGCTCTCGGCCTACCGGTACGCGGACCGCATCATCACGGCGTCGGACGGATCCTCCATCGACGTCCCACCCATGGCCGGCGGAGCCGTTCTCCACGTACGCCCCGAAGGCTGGCAGTTCGTACCCGTGAAGTGCGACCGAGAGGTGTATGAGACCTTCCTGCACCTGCGCGGCGTATTCACGTGGGAGTCGGGCGGTAAGCGTGGCGTCGTCGGACGGCCCATAGCATCCGGCGGGGAGATGGTCACCGGGACGCAGCGGCGTGCCGCGTGAGTTCGGGAGACGTGCACGGCCGACTTTGGGCGAAAGTGTGCCTGCCTGACCGCCTTGACGGATGCATGAGGTGGACGGGCGCCCTAGACAAGGGCGGTTACGGTCATTTCCGGCTTGACGGTCGTAAGCAGCTTGCGCACCGCGTGGTGTACGCACTGACCGAGGGCACGATCCCTGACGGCTACCACGTAGACCATCTATGCCGGAACCGCGCTTGCGTGCGACCTGACCATCTGGAGGCCGTCACCCCAGGGGAGAACATCAGGCGGGGGCAGACTGGTAAGGCGCAGTCCCTTCGGGACCGGTGCCGCAACAGGCATTTGTACAGCGACGCAAACACCTACCGGTACCGAGGCAGCCGGTTCTGCCGAGCGTGTGATCGGAACCGAAAGCGTGAGGTAGCGCGACTGAAGGGGGAGAGCGAATGAGCCTCGAAGACAAGCTGAGCGACTTCCGGAGCGCTGGCGTCGTCGACTGGACCAACGACGCGGAGGTCCCGCCGGCTGTGGCGGATCTCCTGGAGGCCCTCGTCGAGGAGGTTCAGTCGTTGAAGGGGGCGACACGTCCTCGTCCCGCGGAGAACACCAACGTGGAGGGCGGCATCACACGCATCGACGCACTGACGGCCGCGCGTGAGCACGTCGAGGCCATGAGCACCAACGGCCGTGGATTCCAGGACGGCGTGAAGCTGTCCGACAAGGTCCAGGCAGTCGACCGCTTCGCGCGGTTCCTGATGGGGGAGAGCGAATGAGACTGGACATAGGCACGTGGCCCCCAACGGGCATCCCTTCGACTGCCGCGGAGTTCCGCAGGCAGCGGGCGGAGGAGAAGCAGACGGAAGCGGTCCAGGCCGGATGCGCACGGCTCGGCGGGGCGCTGGCTCTCCTCCCGGTCGTGGCCTTCGTCCTCATGCTGGCCGTCGGTGCCGTGCACGGCTTCGCGCCTGCGGTGCCGGCGATCGGCTACGGGACGACGCTCCTCCTGACGCTGGGCGCGGACGCTCTGGCACTGGTCACGAAGAAGTTCCGCAAGTAGCGCCAACCACACACGCGGGGCGTCCACATCGGGCGCCCCGCTTCGCATGCCGTGAAGGGGAGACTGTGAAACGACTGACGCATCTATGGCCGTGGGCGCTGCTCCTCGTGGCTGCGCTGCTGCTCCTGAGTGCCTGCGGGGACGCCACTCCATCCCCGTCGACGTGCTACGAGGTCGACATCGACCACCCGCACGCGAAGCACCCGAAGACATCGAAGTCACGCACCGTGAAGCCCAAGTCGCCCGCTTACCGCGCTCCGTCGAGAGTGGGGAGACGGCGCTAGTGGCAACGGAAGAGGAGCAGCGTAGCCCCGACTACTGCCACACCCACGGCTGTCACCGGAGCCAGTGTCCGGGGCCGAATCACTGAGGAGGGCGCATGACCCTGGAAGAGCACGCCCGCGCCATCGAGGCCGCGATCAAGGCGGCTGCGGACGAGGGGTTCGAGCTGGACAACACGCACGGCGTCCCGATTTCGAAGATGGATCTGAACCACGTGGTGGGCGGTGAGTTCATGGACATCACCCACATCGACCTTCCGCGTCCGACGTACTGGTAGCGCCAACCACACGCACAACCTAGCCCCCGGCTGCTTCGGCGCCGGGGGCTTTCGGCGTGTAACCACACGAGAGGAAATGACGTGGCGAGACAGACGCGAGTGGCGCTGGCCGACGTCGTGACGGCACTGAAAGAGCACGGGTGGAAGCCGACGGCTCGGGGCGTCTTCGCGCCTGCAGAGCCGATCGTTCGGGCGACGCCGGACTACGTCCCCGAACTGTGGTGGGGGGCCCCGACGTACACGGACTTTCGAGTCCTGTCGATCAGCGCCATAGAGGGCAAACCCGCTCACTACTGGACATCGACCGGGGCCCCCTGGGTGGGGGCGACGGACAAGAAAGTCAACGCCGCGCAGGCAATCGAGTTCATCGCAGAGACAACCCGCCTTGTGGCGGAGGCGAAGGAGGAAGCATGAAGCGCTCGTCCACCATCCACACGGCCGACGGCTCGTCGGTCACCATCACGCCCCGCGGCATCGAGTACGACCTCCACGTGAGGGACGCCGCCGGCCGCACCGTCGCCACGGTGGAGATGTCGGCCGACGACTACGCGGCTCTCCGCGCGGACATGGAGGACGCGGCATGAGCGAGCGCGAAGACGAGATCAGCGTCATGAAAGACATGCTGGACGAGTTCGCGGACAAGCTACGTCATTACCCTGACGCCGAACTTGGCTGGGACGCCGACGACTTGGCAGCGTTCGAGCGGCTCTCTCAGCGAAACCGTGCGGAGGCTTTGGCCGCGGGGTTCTGGTGGGCCCGGTGAGCGCCCGCTACGCAACCGACCCACTCATCGAAGCGCAGCGCGCCGGCGAAGAGTTCGACTCCCTCCTCCGTGCCTCCGTCGCACGCGCGGAGGAGAAGCGCAAAGCACGCCTGTACCCGTACGACCTGGAGGTGACCTCATGAAGTACACCGACAAGAGCGGCGACACATGGGCCGACATCGGAGACGACTGGGTCCGCATCGTCGTGATGGGCGGGCACCCTGTGACGGACTCTGAGCCGTGTTCTCGTGAGTTCGCTGACGAACGGTGGGGCCCCCTCGCTCCTTTGCCGTACGACGCCGTTGACGAGCCCTCTGCGGGCCTCCCCACCGTCTCCGACGTCATGGGTCGCGCGAGTGTCTTTCAGGCCGCTCACGCCCTCGTCCAGGGCTTGGAGTGGGACGAGAAGGCGGGCGTCTACGACGTGCTTCAGGTGGCGAAGTGGCTGGAGGGGGATGGATGAAGTCAAGCGGAACACTCTACGTCGACGACTCCGACGGAAACGTTGTTGACGTCAGTTACCTGGACGGCACGGTCACCATACTCACCATCGGATCCGGCGTACCTACCTTCACGCCGGACGAGGTTCAGGCGCTGATTGACTCCCTGACGTTCTGCAAGAACATGGCCGACAAGTACGGAGTGGCCCCATGAGCATGGCCCAACTCGTCGAAGCCGGCGCCCCGGAGTTGCCTGACGGGTGGTTCTACCGCGTCGTACCTGATGGCTTCGTCGGACTGAAGGTAGAAGTCCGGGAGCGACGCAAGCGGTTCGGATCCCGCGTGGTCGATTACGCCTACGTCCGGTCCGACGAGCCTGACGGGCTGACGGCGATCGTTGCGTCGTGCTGCCATGCCGTGAAGCGCATCGACGAGGCGGACCAGGACCGGCGCAACCGGCGTGACGCGTCGAAGTACATCGGAGACCACGACCCGAAGGGCGGCAAGTGAGCCCCTACACACTCGCCGACGCCATCCGCGACGAGTTCGAGCGCACCCACCCGCGAGGTAAGAACACGCTCCTGTGCGACTCGTGCCGACGGCGTAAGGACCGGAACGACTTCCGCGAGACGCCGTGGCACGGCCGTACAGCGCAGTGCAAGTCCTGCGATGGATGGCGGTACAAGGACGAGCTGAACCTCCGGGACCGGTGGCTCCTGGAGCAGGAGCGGGCGAAAGTGCTCATGCTCATCCGCCACGTTCAGCGGCTGCGACTTCAGCGCATCGTCGAGCGCGCGCCGTCCCTGTTCAACCTGACCGACCCCATGCCAGAACCTGAGCGACGCCGGAAGCGCGCACGACTCACGCTACAGATGGAGAGGACTCGATGAACCCCTTCCTTGCCGCCCTGATCTTCGAGACGTGGGCCGCGAAGTACGACCCTGAGGCCGACGCCGTGACGACGCAGGCGTACCACAACATCGTCGCGGTGCAGCTCCCCCACATCTACGCCCCGATGGTCCCGGAGATGTTCCGCGGCCCGAAGTGGGGGCAGCGATGACGACCCCCCAGCCAGGTGATTTCGCCCTAACCCGCATCCACGGAATCACGGGCGCCTTCATCTCCGCCGGCCAACACCTCGTGGGCGACGGCGCTCCGGTTCAGCACGCATACGTGTACGTCGGCAACGGCTACATCACGCAAGCCATGCCGGGCGGAGCGGAGATGATCCGCCTGGAGGACGCAAGCGAGCCGTACATCTGGTCGACGGGGCGGATCCCGCTGACGGAGGTACAGCGGATGTTCATCTCCGAGTACGCGATCGGTCTCGTCGGGACGCCGTACAGCTTCCTCGACTACGCCTCCATCGCCCTGGCGCACTACCGCATCCGTCCGCGGTGGGTGCGGGACTTCGTGGCTGACGAAGGCCATCTGATTTGCAGTCAGCTCGTAGACGAGGCGTACCTCCGTGCAGGCGTCCACCTCTTCGACGACGGGCGACTCCCGGGGGACGTCACGCCGGGGGATCTGTGGTGGCTCCTGCAGCGCGACAGGCGCGTGACATCGACGGACCGAGAGCTTTGGAGGTTGGCGCATGGCGTCGCGTGATGAACGCATCGAGACCTACTACCACCAGAGCGCGTGGGAGTTGGCGGAGTCCCTCGTCGACGCGGAGGACGAGGTCACGAAGCTACGCTCTGCGTGGCGTGCTGCGACCGCCACCATTGAGTCGTGGCGCCGCATGTTCCGTCGCGAGAGCGACCTTACGCGGGACCTGCTGAGCCTTTTGGTGCTGCGCGGGAGCGAGGCCGGCCGCTACCGCTCTGCCTGGCTCTCCGCCCGCCGGCGTGCCGCGGACGAGGCGAACATGGGCCTGGAGGCGGTAGACCACATCCGCAAGGACCGTGACCGGTGGAAGCGCGGTCACGAGACGGCGGAGGCGCAGCTCGTTTGGGAGCGCAGGGAAAACGCGCGGTTCCGTGCCTTCGCCGACGAGGTCAAGCAGGTCCACGGCAGGTGCCGGGACGGGGAGCCTGACTGCGCAGAGCGGTTCCTGAGGGACGTCTACGACTCGATGTACGAGCTGTGGGACGCGGAGCGCGAAGGCCGTCAGTTCGTCGACCGCGTCCACCGTCGAGCCGCGCGCGGGGAGTTCGACGACGTGACCGAGGACGAGTCGCGCGAAACGACTGACGCTCCGCGCCTGGAGTGCGTCGGCACCGAGGAGGACGGCGGCACTGTGTGGCAGCTCGTCGACGGTACCCGGATCCGCTGAAGTCGCGCGTCACATCGAGGGGCCCGCGCCCCATAACTCATGTGTAAGGCCGAGAGGCCGCACACGACACGCACACAGACCTGCGAAAGGCACTCACATATGGCGAACAACCTGAAGAGCATCTGGGACGCCGACCCGGACGCCGCTCCCCGCGAGCGGCCCAAGTTCTCCGATGACATCGTCGGCCGCTTCCGCTCCGGGCGCCTGATCAAGCTGGGCACGAAGGAGACCCCGGAGTCACTCAACGAGTGGCGCGTGACGACCGGAGACCCGAGCGTCGCCGACAAGATCGCGGCTCTCCTGGGTGGCGAAGTCGAGTCGTGGGAGACGGACAAGGAGGACAACCTCCAGATCCTCACCGACGCTGCAACGGTGCAGATCGTCATCGAGCCGGACGGCGTGGACGCATCGTTCAAGCAGTTCGTTCCCGGTGCGGGCATGACGCACCACTGCGACGGGTTCACCTACCTCTCCCCGGACACCGACAAGGGCACCTCGTGCGGCTGCCCGTCGCTCATCGCGGAGCGGAAGCTGAAGGCGCAGCAGATGCGCGGTCCGAAGCCGTCCGTCGACGTGGAGTTCCGGCTCCTCGACGACCCGGAGCTTGGCAAGTTCCGTTTCAACTCGGGCTCCTGGAAGCTCGTCGAGGCCCTGGCCCCGCTCTTCCGGTCGCTCGACGAGTACGGCAACGCGGGTGACGGAGCCGCCAAGGGCAAGCAGGTCCGGGCGTCGCTGACGATCGAAAACGTCACCTACGTCCCGCAGAAGGGTCCGCGCGCCGGCCAGACGGTTTCCTACAATAAGCCCGTAATCAAGGTGTTCGGAGCCTACGAGGCCGCGGGTACCGCGGACCTGGCGAAGGCCGCTTAGCAATCACGCACCGCGCACGGCACAACGCCCGCTCCTCCCCGATTCCGGCAGGGAGGAGCGGGCGTTACTCACGATTCTACGCACACTGAGGAGAGAAGACATTGCCGATCCTGAGTCTCTGCTCAGGCTATGAGGGCCTGGGCCTCGCCGTCGAAGCCCTCACGGGCGACAAGGTGGCTTACGTCGCGGAGGTGGATGAGGCAGCGTCGAAAGTGCTCGCTTACCGATTTCCGCACGCTCCGAACATCGGCGACATCACCGCATACGACTGGACGCAGCTCCTTGGCCTGGTCGACATCATCACGGCGGGCTTCCCCTGCCAGGACATCAGCAACGCTGGCAAGCGGGAGGGTATCGACGGTGGGCGATCAGGCATCTACCGGAACGTCATTGAGGCAGTTCGCATCCTTCGACCGCGACTCGTCTTCCTGGAGAACGTCTCGGCCATCCGGTCGCGGGGGCTCTGGCAAGTCGTCGCCGACCTGGCCGCGATCGGGTATGACGTCCGGTGGACGTGCCTTCGAGCTTCCGACGAGTCTGTCGGACTTGCCCACCACCGAGACCGGTGGTTCGCCATCGCGGTTCCTTCCGACGCCGAAGGCGTCTGACGGGCCGCACGGAGGACCGAACCAGCGGAGTAGCAAGGGCGAATACGACGCGCTTCCGGACGCTGTAGTCCACCTGTTGCCTACGCCGACTGCCTCCGACGGTACGGGCGGAGCGGGGACAAGCCCGAACCGCAAGGGCGGGATGAACCTGCGCACGGCGGTGACCACGCTGCCGGATGACGACGGCCTAGTCCAGGACTGGGGTGACTTCGAGCCCGCCATCCGGCGGCAGGAGGCGGTCACAGGCCGACAGGCTCCCATCCCTACCGAGATCGGACCCCGCGGAGGCCGCCGGCTGACGGCCCGTTTCGCTGAGTGGCTCATGGGCCTGGCTGATGGCTGGGTTACCGACGTCCCGGGGCTGAAGCGAGCTGAGCAACTGCACAAGATCGGCAACGGCGTCGCTCCACAACAGGCGTACGAGGCGTACAGGCGCCTACTCACACTCGACACTCACACAGAGGAGAGGGCCCATGGCGAAGAGCCGGCTCACTGACTACACGGGGGCGGAGATTCGCCCCGGAGCGCTCGTGTCCTATGCAACGCGACAGGGCAACTTGGTTCGGCTGACGGAGGCCGTCGTCCTGGAGACGAAGAGCAACAAGTCCGCGGGGATCGTCGTCCCGCTCGTCAAGGTCCGTCCCACCGGCCGTGACTCGGGGTTCATCGCCCGCAAGACACTCGCGGTGCAGACCGTTGCCGCGGACCGCATGGTCGTCATCGGAGACACGGGGGAGAGCAAGTGACGGAGACGTTCGAGGTAGGGCAGAAGGTTCGGCGCTCCTCCGGCGCGGACGGTGAGATCAAGTACGGCCCGTATCAGAAGGCGGGGACGTACCTGACGAATTACTACCTCGTGGACTTCGGCGACGACACATGCCGAGAGCTGCGGGGAGTCTTCCTCTCCGCCATCCCCGAGACCCCGAAGTTCTCCGTCGGCGACGTGGTGACCCTGGCCACTCGCCGTGGGGCGAAGGCCACCGTTGAGTACGGTCCCTTCGATGACCGGGACGTCTACCTCGTGAAGCTCGTCGACGCTCCGGCGGACGAGGACGAGGTGCGGACCTTCACGGCCATGGCGCACGTCATGACCCCGGTTCCGGCCCCCACCAAGGTCGGCGACAAGGTACGCGTCCTGCGGAACTACGCGGACGGTGCGAGTGTTCACGCGGGTGACGTTTTCACCGTGGCGGAGGTAGAGCCGGACGGGCGAATCATCACCGACGGTCGCGGCTACGCTAACCGCTGGTACTTCACCCCGGAGAGCGTCGAGCGCGTCGACGACGAGACCACCTACACCCACGCCGGCATGACCTACGACCTGTCGGCGAAGTACAAGGACCGCGACGGCGACGTGTGGCAGTTCGCGCGCATCGGCGGGGAAGTCCGCGGCAACTACACGAACCGTTCCGTCGAAGCATGGGACGACACCCTTGCGGAAGTCGTCCGCAGTTACGGCCCCCTGACCCGCGTCTGACGCTCCACCCTTCAGCCCCCGGTGACTTCGGTCCCGGGGGCTTTCGGCGTAGGAGGAGAGAGAGGAGAGGCAATGGCCAAGGTGGTGCAGCCGATATCGGTGGCCGTGGAGCTGACGCCCGCGGAGGTGGAGACGATCCGGGTGGGGCTCCGTCACACGATCACGTACGGAACGACTGCCGAGGAGGACCGGGCGCGTGAGTTGCTCGGGGACCTGGCGGACGCATGAGCGGCGCACTCCACGTCATCGACGACGCCAACGCTCCCGCGCTGGGAGACGTCCGCGACGCCGGCCCCGGAGATCTGATCTACATCCGCCCCGCAGCGACGAGCCGACGCGACTTCTCGAAGTACTGGGAAGCCGCTGGGGTCGCACTCGCGCGGGGCGCGTTCGTGAGTGTTCTGCAGAGAGAGGAGAGGTAATGGCAACCCGAGAGTTCACCCGAGAGCAGCTCGAAGAGATGGGCGTCCCTTACGAGTGGGACGCGGAGCCGGGCAAGGAAGCGGAGATCCTCCGCGAGCGGCAGACCGACACCCGGCGCTGGGTGTCGTGGCATGAGTGCCTGTTCCGGGCTCCGGACGACGGCAAGGTCTACGCCGTCGAGTACCAACAAGGACTCACGGAGCAGCAGGACGGAACCGACCTCTGGGACGAGGAGGACACCGTCACGGCCGTCGAGATGGAGTCGTACGAGATCACCGTCACCGAGTGGCGAGAGGTGGCCGCCTGATGGGCGTCTTCGACGGCGGAACCTACTGCGTCACCGTCTACCGCAAGGGCGACGAGGATGGAGAGGACGAGTACACCGACGACCCGCGGACACTCGTCGACAAGCTCCGCGCAGACGCTGACGTGCGGGCCGTAGAGACCCACGCGGTCCACTACGTCACGGGCAACTACGAGAGTGCCTACTCCTTCGGAAACCCTGACGAGGAGGACGAGTGATCCAAGAGCCCAACACGCGCGTCGTCCGCGCCACCCCCGACCCGATCCCCGTCGACTTCGACAAGCCGCGCTGCGTGTACGCCTCGTGGCCGTGGCTGACGGAGGAGTTCATGCGGGAGGTGGAGGAGGGGTGAGGGCGTTCTTCGGCCTCGTGTGGTGGCTCACCGTAGACAAGGAGAACCAGTGTTCCGAGTAGTCCAGACGCGCGAGGCCTTCGCGTACCCCGAAGGCAAGATCTGGGGGCCGTACGTGGAGCAGCTCGACGCCAATGACCGCGTGGCCATACTCCGTGAGTTCGGCGGGGACGGCGTCATCGAGGACGGCGAGTTCGGAACCCCCTGCGGGCTCCGTCTCGTCGACGCCGGCGGAGGCGGGGGAGCGCTCGCGGCTGTCTGACGAGTTCCTTCGCATCAACACTACAGATGCGAAGGATTCATGACGGGCCGTAACTCGAACAAGTCTTCGCCGTTGATCCTCTTAGCGCACCCCGCTTAGGGGTATGACGTGCGCACATGCGCCAAAAAGAGGAGGCGAGATGGTTTCGAACAGCGCTTCTGGGGACCAGCGGAGCGACAAAGAGGACGAAAACCGACTCACGTACCAGGGGGAGACATGGAGAGTCGACTCAGCCCCGGTAGTCGTCGACAGAGACGGAGAGTCGGAGCTCGTCGAAGTGTGGGTGAGGAGGAGATGACGTCTGGCTAATCCAGCGAAAGCCAAGGGGACCGCGTGGGAGTCCACGTGGGTCCGGTACATACAGGAGCATCACAACCCGGCTGCCCATCGGAACGTGCAGATGGGCAGCCGCGACATTGGTGACGTCGCGGGCTACTACCTGCACGCGTCGGAGTGCAAGGCGGAGAAGTCGATCACGCTCTCCGACTACATCGCGCAGGCGAACCGAGAGGCCGTCAACGCTGGCCAGCCGTTCGGCTGCGCGATCGTCAAGCGTCGCATGAAGGGCGTGCAGGACGGCTACGTCGTCCGCGATGTGGCCACGGACGTGCGGCTCATGAATCGCTTGCGCGACATGGAGGAGGCCCTCCAGTCGGCCGCTCCCGCGGCGTACGCACTGATCGACAAGCAGCACCGGGAGGCAGCGTGAGGAAAGCACACATCCCGTTCTCCGGGACGCTCACTATCTACCAGGACGAGTAGCACCAACCACTAGCACGCAAGGGGCGTCCTCCGGGGCGCCCCTTGCGGTATGCACGAGAGGGGAGAGACCTTGCGACTGTCCGAGATTCTGGGTCGTCTGAGCGGCGTAGAGGAGGACCACGACGGACACATCGCACTGTGTCCGAGCCACGCTGACCGGAACCACCCGAGCCTCAAACTCACGCTTAAAGAGGGCGGGAAGCTCCTGCTTGTTTGCCGCACGGGGTGCGTTCAGTCTGACGTCCTGCTGAAGATGGGCGTCGTCCCGTCCGACCTCTTCGACGTCGTGAACGACATGGGCGCGCACACGGTCAGTTCGAAGGTTCCCGAGGCGATCGGCCCCGGGGAAGTTGCTGGGCTTCGGATGTTCGTCGACGAGACGACCGAAGTCATGCAACACGTCGGCTTGTACGACGCCGACGCTGCAGCGGACTACGTGCTCCGTCGGTTCGGCCTCTCTCGTGAGCAGTGCGAGGAGTTGGAGATCGGGTACGCCGCACCTGGCGATCGCCCTCAGAAGTGGCTCACGCGTGGCTTCACCCGATACCCGCGCGTCACGGTCCCTCTCGTTGGCTTCGACGGCGTAGTCCGCGGCATGCAGGGACGCGACCTCTCCGGCAAGTGCCCCGCCCGGTGGGTGTCCCTGGCGAACGTGGACGGGAAGACGTGGTCCAAGTACGGCGTTCTGTCAGCCGGCACCGGATATGACACCATCCTCGTCACCGAAGGCCCCGGGGACGGACTGACCTCCGTCGGCGTCGGATACGACGCGCTCATCATCCGCGGCGCCGGACTGGCCCGTAACGCTGCCCTTGTCGCGGAACTCGTCGGGCATCTCCGCGGTCGTGACGTCGTCCTGGCCTTCGACCCCGACGACGCTGGAGCGCGGGGTATCGGCGCACTGGCGACAGCGCTTGTGGAGGACGGCAATCACCCGCGGCAACTCCCCTTCCCCAACACGGGGGAGGACCTGACGGCCTGGCGCGAGCGGACGCCGGAGGAGTTCCCCGCAGAGCTGCACCGTGCCGTCCGGTCGGCTCCCGTTGTAGAGCTGGAGGCGCCGAAGGCTCCGGCTCCCGCACCGTCGACGGAGCCTGACGTCCAGGACACGGACACCGCACTTCAGACCATGTCGCAGTCGTCGCGTGAGTTGTTTGACGGCACTGACGTCGGCCTGGCTGTACGCCTGCGCGACTACATGCGTCGCATGGGTGGGGGAGTGCGCTACGCCAGGGGACTCGGCTACCTCGTGTGGGACGGGACGATCTGGACGCAGAACACGGACTCCGTTCGCGAGGCGCTGCACCGCATGGGCGCGGAGATGATCGCGGAGGGTTCCGACTTCGAGCGGAAGCTAGCTCTGAAGGCGCTGACCAACCGGCACATCGACGGCATCTTGAAGGAGCTTCCGTCCGTCCCTGGCGTCCCCGCGTCGGCCGACGCCTTCGACGCGCACCCCGAGCTGCTCTCCGTGGCGAACGGGACCGTCAACCTCCGCACCGGAGCGATCCATCCGCACACCCCAGCGGACATGATCACGAAGCGGCTCGACGTTGCGTACAACCCTGCGGCCCCGGCGACGAGGTGGGAAGCGTTCCTGACGGAGATCTTCCCCCACCACCCGGAGTTGCCGGCGTTCATGCGGCGGCTCGTGGGCTACGGGATCACCGGATCGACGTCTGAGCAGTGCTTCGTCTTCATGCATGGCCAGGGGGCGAACGGGAAGTCGGCGTTCCTCGACGCGCTCCTCCACGTCTTCCGCGGCGTTACGAAGTCGACGGAGTTCTCGACGTTCGAGCAGCGCGTGAACGTGGGCCAGGCATCGCCCGAACTGGCGTCGCTCCGTGGTGCTCGCCTCGTCACGGCGTCGGAGACGGAGAAGTACAGCCGTCTCGCGGAGGCACTGGTCAAGCAACTCACCGGAGGAGACCCGGTGACGTGCCGCTTCCTGAACCAGAACCCGTTCACCTACGTCCCGCGCTTCCTGCTGATGGTCGCGGGCAACTACAAGCCGGCGATCCTCTCACAGGATCTCGGAGTGTGGCGACGGGTCAAGCTCGTCCCGTTCGAGGCCACCTTCCGTGGCTCGAAGGCGGATACCTCCCTGCCCGCGAAGCTGCGGGACGAGGCAGAAGGAATCCTTGCGTGGGCCGTCCGCGGCGCACAGGAGTGGTACGCGACGGGGCTCGAAGAGCCGTCGTCAGTCGCCACGGCTACGCAGGACTACCGCGAGTCGGAAGATCGGCTCGCGGAGTTCATCGCAGCTCGACTCGTCCAGGAGCCCGCCGCGCGGGTCGCTCCCATGGCCGTCCGGCGTGCCTACGCGGAGTGGGCGGAGGACGCGGGTCTCTCCCGCAAGGAGGTTCTCTCAGGGTGGGCGCTGGGCGTCGAGCTGGAGTCGCGCGGGTTCAACAAGGACAAGCGCTCCGGGCGCTGGGGCTTCAACGGGATCCGGCTCATGACCGACGAGGAGCGGGAGATCCGTACGCGCGCAGAGGAAGCGTCGGACGCAGAAGGCACTGACGGACTCACCGACATCTTTGGCCAGCCGAAGGAGGGCGCGGCATGATCGAACACAGCTTTCCCGTGCTGGGGAAGAGCATCCCCGTCCGCGTCCCTCAGACCGTCGACGACTATCGGGCCTTCCAGCGCTACATCCTCGACCGGTCGAACGCCGGCGAGAGGGTTGCGTACGACACGGAGACGACCGGGCTCGCCACGTTCTCTCCGGGATTCCGAATCCGCACAGCCCAGTTCGGAACTCCAGACGAAGCCTGGGTGCTGCAGGTGGAGAAGGGAGACGACCTGCAGCGGCTCGCGGCGTGGGCCCTGCGAACCCTGCCGGCTCTGTCCATGCAGAACCGCAACTTCGACATGCTGGCCTCCGACCGTCACATCCCCGGAATCACGCTGGAGGAGATGGCGCCGAAGACGCTCGACACGTACATCTTCAGCCACCTCTCCGACCCCCGACGAAATGACCAGGGAGGCGTCGGCAACGGCCTGAAGGATGCGTCCGCGCACTACGTCGACCCCTCCGCCCCGGACACAGCCGCGGGACTGTACGACGAGTTCCACAAGATCGGCCACACGAAAGACACTGGCTGGGCTCACATCGACATCGACAACCCGCTGTACCTGAGCTACGCGGGCGGGGACGTGATCCTGACGTCCCGACTCCTGCCGAAGGTGGAGGCGCGCGTTCGGGAGCTGGGAATCAATCCCGCGCTCATCCCCTTTGAGCACGAGGTGGGATTCGTCTGTGCCCTCATTGAGCGTCGCGGCATGCGGATCAATCGCGACTACACCACCCGGCTGTCGTCGCAGCTCCTGGAGGAGTCGGAGCGGTGGGCCGCGGAGGCTGCCAAGTACGGCGTAGCCAACATCAACAGCACTCGTCAGGTGTCCGAAGCGCTCCTCGGCATGGGGGAGAAGATCACTGAGCGGACGGCCGGCGGAGCGGTTCAGGTTGACGGAAAGGTTCTGAAGCGACTGGCCGACGTCGACAAGGATTGGGAGCAGATCGAGTCGCGCATCCCGAACCCTCTGGCGATGGCGATACTCCGCAGTAAGCGAGCGTCGAAGTGGCGCACGTCGTACGCAGAGGCCATGCTCCGGACGGCTGACGAGAACGATCGGGTACACCCGAAGATCGGCGCGCTGGCCGCCCGCACGGCTCGCATGTCGATCTCTGACCCGCCCTTTCAGCAGCTCCCTTCGGGCAAGTGGGAGGTTCGGCACTGCGTGGTGGCGGACCCCGGTCGACGCATGATCTCCGTCGACTACTCGTCCGTCGAGCCCCGCGTCATGGCGGCTCTGTCGGGTGACGAGCGGATGACGGCAGCGATCCTGGAGGGTGCCGACCTGCACAACCTGACGGCAGCGTCGGTCTACGGGCCGGACTTCACCAAAGGTCAGCGCAAGGTCGCGAAGGTCGTACAGCTCGGCGTCGCCTACGGTGGAGGAGCGAAAACCATTGCTGCTCAGACCGGACTCAGCCTGTCGGCCGCGCAGGACGCCGTGAAGGGCTACAAGCGGACGTACCCGCGCCTCGCCCGGTACATCAGGAGTCTTCAGGGCCAGGTCATCCGCAACGGATACACCCTGCGCACCCCCTCCGGTCGTCGACTCGTCTTCGACCGGGATGCCGCCTACGCCTCCTTCAACGGGGAGATCCAGTCGACGGCTCGGGACATCTTCGCTCAGGGGATGTTGGAGATCCACAGTCGTGGCCTCACTCCGCATGTGCTGCTTCCGGTCCATGACGAAATCATTGCGGATGCCACTGACAACGAGGCCGAAGAGGTAGCCCGGGAGATCGGGGAGGCCATGTCGGCAACCCTCCGCGGCATCCCGCTTGACACCGACCCGGACGTGGGCGGGGCGTCCTGGGGGTCTCTCTACATGAAGAAAGCAGCGACGATGATCGACAATGACGCGTGGTATGCGGCCCATCCGGACGAGGCTGCAGCCGCGGAGGAGCGCCGGACGTGAGGCCCGTACGCCTCGTGGCGCCAACTGCGGGGCGTACCGCCACCGTTGAGCGAGCGGTGGCGGGAAGTCGACCCCCTGCCGCTCGCTCCGTGCCTCGTCCCATGCGCACCACTCCGTGTCTCAGGGCTCCGGAACCTCCCCTCTACCCGTCCCGCCGTGACGTTCTGCGACGGTGGGAGGAGCTGGAGTGGTGGTCCTGTACCTACTGTGACTGCGGGTTCGACGAAATGGTTGTACCCGAGGTGGACCACGTTCGTCCGCTTGCACGTGGAGGCCTTCACGAGTGGTCCAACTTGGTACCGGCCTGTGCGAGTTGCAACCGGGCAAAGGGCGATCAGGACGTCGGTCAATGGCTGCTCAAAACCCCAGGCCACGGGTCCACGGAGTGAGTGCCGTTGACTACCGAGCGGAGCCGTTCGAGCGTGTAATCGTCTTCACGAGTCGTTCACAAGATAACGACTTCATCACGGAAAATCGTTGAACCCGCAGTTGTGTCGGTCGCCATAACCCCAGGTGAGATTGGGGGGTCGACATAAGTGTGCCGGAGAGGCAAACGGGCGATCCGCTCAAAGCAGTACATACCTTGCCCTGCAACGGAGTTGATCCGGCCGCATGGCAATTGCCTGTGGAGGTTGTGTGACTTACAGTCCTGATCACGTCGCAGACGGACAACATCTGATCACTCTGGTCGACACTCTAGAGCGTGACCTGACTGAGCTACGTCAGATGGTGACCGCTTACGGCGACGCAGTAACCATGCCGGGACGACGTCCTGACGTGGATGCGGACGGTACAGGCCGGCAGGCGACGCACGGACCATCCCGCCCGGTGGAAGCGATGGCGCTTGACGAGCGTCGCGCGGCCCTGTGTACAGAACTGAAAAATGGCGTCCGGTGGCTGCCCTACGCGATAGCAGCAGTCCGGGGCGTGTCCGCATCCATGGACCGAGCACTCCACACCTGGGAAGGAGAGGAACCGGTCCAATAGCTTTTGGGGGACTAGTTGATCATTCTCACGGGGCCGCAAGGCACTGACGAGGAGTGCGGGTTCCTCGTAGAGATGTCGGGTCTCCTCGACGCGCATCTGACGATCAGTGGCGCGGTCGAGTGGGCCGCCGTAACCGCCCTGTACTGCCTGTCGGGATGGGAGAAGTGCCCGCTGGCCGTGGCTGACGTCGCCATAGCCGAAGCGTTCGGCCTGGTCATACGACACGTATCCATCTGACACCCGCAAAACGACTCACGGAGGCGCCCCCGTTCCCCACGAGGGACGGGGGCTTTCGTTTACCCAAATCACTGTGTGATCCACGTCACTTAAGGTCCCGCGTCACATCGTCGGCTCTGCGCCCCATAACCCCGGTACACGAAGCACTCACGAGGAGATCGTATGAACCGCGTTCAGGTCACGGACGAGCAGATCCACGCCGCGCAGGGTGGCAGCAGTGACGCCATGTGGGAGATCGTGAGTGCCTTCGAGCCCATGCTGAAGGGCGTGATCCGGTCCGCCGCTCCGGGGGCGAACGCGGACGACGCGGAGGATCTCCTCCAGGAAGCACGAGCGGTCCTCATTCAGCACGTCCGTGACTACGACTCCTCCTCCTCGTCGGCGCAGTTGAGCTCCTTCGTCTACCGCTCGGTTCGCCGTGCCGTCGCGGAGGAGCACATCAACATGACGACTGCGCTCACGGTGGACCCGACGACCGTGATCCGCGTCCGACGTGCGCTGTGGGAGGCGGACGGCAACGTCGAGCAGGCATGGGAGTCCGTCTCGTCGACCTCGAACCCGAAGAACCGCATAGAGCGTGAACGCTTCATGGCGACCCTGGACGCGCTGGCGGGCGTGGAGAACCTGGACGCCCCCGCGAAGGGGTCCCGGAGTTCGGAGGCGGAAGGCACGACGACGCTTGCCGACGTCATCCCCGACCCCTCGTCGCAGATCACCGACTCCGTGGAGCGCCGCGACCTGGCCCGGTGGCTCATGACGCAGATCCCGCAGCGTCAGTCCCTCGCGCTGCGCGCCTTCTACGGCGTCGGCATGACCCGTACGACCGACCATGACGTCTGCGCCGACATGGAGATCAACGGCGCCGCCCTCCGCCGGCTCCGCTCCCGCGGAGTATTCAGCGCCCGATGCGTCGCCGACGCACACGGCCTGGTTGCGTAAAACACTCACTCGAACTGGAGACCCGACCATGAAGAACCGACTTCCCTCTCTCGACGACTACGACGTCCAGGGCGTGCGCCCCGACGAGGCCGCTCTCTGGGGCGACGACATCAGGTACGCGGTGGAGGCCCGTTCCGACTCAACGCCGCTCGAAGGTTTTTCGATCGACGCTCACTGACCCACATCCGCAAAACGACTCACGCGACAGAAGGACACGAGGAGAGACCCATGGAGTTCACGCTCAACTGCAAGTTGGCACCTTCGGACGGCGAAGACGACCGGATCGTGGTCTCCCGCGACTACGACGGCGACATCCGGTTCCGGCTCTACGGCGACTCGGTGTTCACGAACGACGCTGGCGCCCGTGCCTTCGCCCACAAGCTCCTGGCGCTCGTCGGGGGCGAGGAGGAGACGGCGCCACAGCCCGCATCCGTCAAGGTCGGCGACCGCGTGGAGATCACGAACGACGATATCCGCAGCCTGATCGGCAAGGAAGGCGCCGTGCTCCACGTCGACACTGACGAGGACACTGCGTATCCCTACGTCGTCCAGACTGACGGGTCGGTCGGCGGTGTGTGGGTCAAGGCTGTTCGCGCGGTGACGGTGCCCGTGGAGCCCGCAACGCTCGGGGGACGTGTCTCCCTCCTGGAGGAGGCGCACCGCATCGCAGGTCCAGGCGTGGATGCCGACATCGTCATCGCCTACGCGAAGTACCTCGCCGGCGAGTAGTTCCGAAAAACGACTCACGCACCGCAAGACACTGACACGAGGAGAGAGCATGTACGCGGACGAAGTACTGAACGACTCCGACGACGACGGCACGATGCCGGACAGCGTCGACGAGCTGCGGGAGGCCGTCGTCGGTCACCGCATCGTGAAGGCGGAGCGCGGACCGGAGGGCTCCGGCGGGTACTACGCGTCGGCCGCACTCGTCATCACCCTGGACAACGGCAAGCGCGTCGAACTCCGGGACACGGCCGACTGCTGCGCGTACACGGAGCTGGAGAGCTTCCTCCTCCACCCGGAGCGTGTCGACCACGTCATAACCGGAGTCGGGACCACCGACGGGTTCACAACCTGGCACATCTTCGCCGACATGGGCGACGTGCTCGAACTGTCCGTGGGCTGGAGCAGCGGGAACCCCTTCTACTACGGATACGGCTTCGACATCAGCGTCACGGAGTTGGCCGACTGACGTCCGCAAAACGACTCACGCACCGCAAGTCACTGACACGAGGAGAGAACATGACCGTGTACACCGCAGAGTGCGCCATTGACTCCGACGACACCATTACCGCGACGCGGAGCAGTAACCGTGTGGAGCTGGAGCCGAGCGGCCGTGTGGAGGTCTACCTCGACCCCGCTGACGCCCGCACCTTCGCCCGCGGCATCATCGCGCTGGCCGACGAGATCGACGGGGGAGAGGTGGCGGAGGCGGCAACCACTGAGACCCGCACCCCGAAGGTCGGCGACCGGGTCCGGATCGTGGAGGACGACCCCTACGTGAAGCCCGGAGCCTTCGTCGGCCGGACGGGTGTGCTGCGCCAGGCCGAGGCTGACGGGCGGGGCAAGGCTTTCCGGGTCCGGCTCGACGACACGTCGGACACCTGGGACGACGGCTCCTGGTGGTGCGCGGAGGTTGCCCTCCTCGACGAGCCGGCGGAGCCCGCGACGACCCTGGAGCCCGTCCCTGTCGTCAGCCTCCGCGGCGACTTCGTGGCGCAGGCAAAGATGCTCCTGGCCGGCGTCGAGCACACCTCGGCCGCGGACGTCATCCACCTCGCGCAGTTCCTCGCGGACGAGTAGGTCCGCAAGTCGTTTCACGGAACTTCCCCGGGCATGTTGTGGTGGTCGCCATAACTGTGCGACAGTAGAGTCACGCAAGGAATTCACGGACGGGGCGCCTCGCAAGGGGCGCCCCAGGGGAGGCAGAGATGAGCCCGACGGCGATGAAGCGCACGTTCCTCCGTACGAACCGGTACGGCATGGCGCTGCAAGGCCAGGTGAAGCGCATTCGTGGCGCGGAGCGCAACGTCCGCAGCCCGCAGGGACGGGAGTTGATTGCGTCGAACATGGTCTACCGGAAGCGATTCGCGTAGTAAGGCGCCCCGCTGAGGCATCGCCCGAACACACCCGGCACCCCCAGTGCCGGCGGGCGCGCGGTTCGAATCCGCGGCGGGGCACTCGAAGAACCTGAAGGAGCCGATATGAAGCGGACGAGAGTCCTGGTAGCGCAACTTGTGTGCCTGTACGTGCCGTTCCCCGTCCTGCTGCTGACGGTCGGAGCGGGGTCACCGATCGCCATCCTGATCACCTTCAGCGTTCCCGTGCTGGTCATGGCGCTCGTCGTGGTCTGGGAGCTCAAGCGCTGTGGAAAGGAAGTGTGACCATGCGGCGCACCGCCAACGACACCAACGTCCGAGCAGCCTTCGACCGGTTCCACGCCACGGCGTCGACGAACCGCAAGTCGGCCGTCTCCCAGCTCCACACCGACATGAAGCGCGCCGGCGGACCGACGCCGAAGGACGAGGAGAAGTCATGACGAAGCCCTCCCGTACGCCCCTCCTCGGAGGCCTGGCGCTCGCGGCCGTCGCCACGGCCGCCGCTCTGTCGACGGTCCTATCCGTCGCCACCGACGCGCAGGCGCCGGACGGACCGTTCCTCTCCGACGTCGTCACGGCTCCCGTGGTGACCCCGTCGCCGACGAGGATGACGCCCTACCGACCGGAGCCCCGTCCGACGTCGCACACGACCCGTGAGGGCGTGCGCAAGACACTGACGCCGACTCCCTCCGCGTCGCTCGCTACGCCCTCGACGAGGCCGCGGACGAAGCACCCGATCCCGAAGGCCCCCGCGGACGTCCGGATCTCGTACTACCGGAACTGCAGCTCCGCTCCACAGCCGTGCATCGACGCCGGAGCGCTCACGATGTACGCGGGCAACATCCTGGCCGGCCACAACTGGCAGGGATATCAGTGGCTCTCCCGCGTCCCCGTCGGCCGAACGGTCCGCGTCATCTCCGGTCCGCTCGCGGGGACGTACCGGGTGTACGGGCACCTGACGATCAACCGTCAGGGCGGCTCCATCCCGACGTTCCCGGGGTCGCCGGCCCTCATCCTCCAGACGTGCGAGGGGAGCGGGACGGGGTTCTCGCTGCTGCACCGAATCTAGGAGGAGCTATGCGCATGCTGGGCGCCAACTGCGCTGAGGGACCCGGCGGCAGGGACTGCCACTGTTGCGGCCAGCCCCCGGGGAGAGCGCGAAGGATGGCTCGACGATCCGCGCGCCGCCGGGAGCGTCAGTCGTGGCGTCGGAAGGTCCGTGAAACGACTGACGGAACTTTGCCGTGAGGTGTTGTGGTGGTCGCCATAACTGTGCGATAGTTCAGGCACCGCAAGGCACTCACGAAGGAGAACATGATGGCGTCGACGACTGACTACCGGGAGACGACGATCACCGTCGCCGGCATCGAGCGCGTCATCCGCACAGAGGTGGGCGGGAAGATCCGTACCGTCAAGCAGCTCGAAGCAGCTCAAGCGAAGGCCGTGAAGGCGGCGCTCGTCGACATGCGCAAGGCGTCGGCCCCGACGATCCATGCTCGGGCGCGGGCCGTCGGTGAGGGAGGCAAGGGAACGCTGTCTTCCCTTGCGCGTCGGTGGGAGCGAGGCACGTTCACGTCTCACGGCACTTACGACGTAGCCACCATGAAGCGACCGTTCCCGCCCGTCCGCTACACGGAGGCCGTGCCGGAGTACCTCGTCGAGGTTGCGGCGGGGCACTACGCCACGGCGGAGGCAGCAGAGGGGCTCTTCGACCTCCCGGAGGTTCTGGAGCCCGCCCCAACCCCGCTGCCCGCCCCCGTCGACGGGGAGTCGTTCCTCGACGCCCTTCTGAAGAACGTCGCCTGAACCACCCTGGAGCCCCTGCGAATTGCGGTCGCGGGGGCTCCTCCCGTAGTGCGAGTCACTCACAGGAGGAGCCATGGACTCATTCACCATTCAGGAGAACATCGAAGCCCGCCAGATCCGCGGGGGAGACGTCTTCGTCCTCCACGGACACGAGCGCACCGCGGACGGTCCCGCGTGGCCGACGGCCAAGGGACACGTCCACATCCGTTTCGTCGACGGGGGAGACGCCGTCATCCTGGCGACGCGCCCTCTCACCGTCACGCGAACCGTGAGGGCAGCGTGACGTACCGGGTCACCTTCGAAGGCGGACGCTCGTTCCTCGTCGACGACGTGGCGCACCGCCACTTACTGCGCCAGGCCGTGCGGCGCCGGCACGGGACCACGAGGGTCCGCGGAGGGTACGTGGTGACGCTGCCCGGGGGCCGGCTCGTCGCGCTCCTCGCGGCAGACGCGTAAAACGACTCACGGAAGTTGTCGTCAGGTGTTGTGGTGGTCGCCATAACTGTGCGATAGTCAGGACAACGCAAGGGACTTACGGAAGTCCCGCAGGGAGGGGAACACAATGAAGGCTCTGGACGACATCACGTGCACGGAGATTGACCACCTCGTCGCCCGCGCTGACCTCGACTTCGGTTACGACTCCCGCCCCCTCGTCGCGGGGGAGCTGGGCGCGGGCGTCTTCGCCCCGGTCGCCGACGAGCCGGAGCTCTTCGACGAGGACGTCCTCTCGGAGGCAAAGGGCAAGCCGGACTGGCTCCTCGAAGCCGGCTTCTGATCACAGTAGCCCCCGCTCCGGCGGGGGCTTCGTCAGTTACTTACGGAGTAACCATGAAGAGCGTGTCAGCCTTGATAGCCGAGTGGACGGCATCCCGCGAAGCGGTAGCCGCCATCGAGCGCACGGAGCACCCGGACATCGTCGACCGGTTCGGGCGTACCTGGACGTGGAAGGGGCGGAGCGATACCTATCGGCACTGCGGCACCGCTTGCCCGGTCGACATGATCAACGACTTCGGCCTCCCGACACAGCGCGCGTTGGACAACCCGAACTACGACCTGTGTGACGTCTGCCTCGACGGCCGGAAGCGCAACGCCCCTGACTGCAAGCCAGAGTGGAACTGTTCGCACACGATGCATCACCGCACAGCCTAGGAGGAGCAGCCATGATGAACGATCCGGAAAAGCTGGAAGCCCTGGACGCGTTCCACGTCACGGTGAACGGCGTGTGGGCCGAAGTCATCGCTGGCCGACTGTCGGACGATGACGGATGGGCCGCAATCGGCGACGCCCTGGCGGACCTGCGGGACGAGGCGGGGGAGTGATGATGTTCTCTGCGCTCGACGCCGTCCGAGTCGCTCGCGGTCTCGTCGATGAGGGGAGGACGGACTCCGACGAGATCACCACGGCCGACATGTTCGCCGGCGCCAGCGTCGCGGGAGCACCCGCTCCTGACAACGCCGGGATGGGCGCCGTTCGCCTGGCCGTTGACGTCCTGTCGGGAGCTGCGTAAAACGACTTACGGAAGTTGGCGCCAGGTGTTGTGGTGGTCGCCATAACGGTGCGATAGTCGGGGCAACGCAAGGCATTCGCGAAGGAGACAACATGACCACCACAGAGACGATGCTCCCGATCACCGTCGACGACCTGACGTCCATCCCGCGCGCTCGCGCAACCCGCGTGTCGTACAACTGGGCACACTACGGCCGGTACACGGTGTGGATCGCGGAAGTCGCGCACTTCGGATGGTCCGTCGTCACCGACTACGGCAAGCCCGGCGTCGAGGCGGTAGTAACTGCCCCGCGCACGCGCGACAACTGCATAGCGGCCCTGGCGGACTACGTCCGGGACTACGGTCGTCAGGGCTACGCGTACGACCTGACGGTAGAGGAGTGGGAGACGGTGAGCGTCAAGCTCGACGCGTGGATCACTCACACTCACGCCCTGGGTCTGAAGTGGGCGCCGCTTCCCAACTGACCCACCCCCACGGAGCCCCTGTCAATTGCGGTGACGGGGGCTCCATCGCACGAACCATTCACACACCCCCGTACACGAACCGAGGAGCCATGAGAAGCAGCCTGCGGGACCCCCTCCTTATCCAGGCCGTCATCGCTGCAGCCCTGTCCTTCGCTCACATCCACGACATCGCAGAGGCAGCCGGCCAGGGCGGCTGGAAGGCATGGGCCTACCCCGTGAGCGTCGACCTCCTGTTGGTCATGGCCTGGAAGCAGATCCGGGAGGCGGACGGGTCGGGTAAGAAGGCGCCGCGGATCTGGTTCTTCCTGTCCCTGGCGGCGTCCATGGGCGCCAACGTCGGCACGGCTGAGGTAATCGACCTGTCGCACCCTCCGACGTGGCTCCGCATCGTGGTCGCCGGCTGGCCCGTACTCGCGTTCTTCGGTGGGTCGCTCCTCGTCCACTCCCGCAAGTCACATGCGGAGGAGCCACAGGAGGCCGCTGGAGCGCCGACCACGGACCCGGCGGACGAGGAGCCCGCGGAGCCCGTGAACGCGGCTCCACGCCCCAACCTCGTGTCCTACGCGGAGGCTGCAGAGCGTCTGGGTGTGGCCCCGGAGACGGTGCGCAGCGCTGCCAACGGTCCGCGCCCCCGACTGACGAAGTACTCCGGTACGACGCCCAACTCCGTCCGCGTCGACCTGAACGAGGCCCGTAAGGTCATCAACGTCAAGCGCACCGCGGGTGTGTGAGGAGAGATCATGCAAGCTGAGATCGGACGAGACGGCGCGAGCTCCCTCGAAGTCAGTGTGTTCACACGCGAGGAGGGCATGTCCGAGTACTACAAGCCCGGCGTCGTCTACCAAGGGCACCCGCACGACGACGAGTACCCGGAGATGGAGTTCACCCCCGCGCAGGCGCGTGAACTCGCCGCTGCTCTCCTCCGCGCGGCGGACGAGGCGGAGGGGCGAACCGGTACGGACATGTCGGCAGAGGAGATCGTCGTTCGAAGCAAGGTGGCCGACGAGCTGGAGGCGCTCCCGCGGTACAACGACATCGCCGACTGGTGTGCGCACATCGGTTACCGGCAGGCTGTCGACACGGCTCGCCGCGGACGGCGACGTACCCTTAGCACATGAGTTCCCAGAGTGGCCCGTGCGCAACGTGCGGAGAGCAGACAGTGAAGTACGGACAGGGAGGCGGACCACTCTGCCCCACCTGCCTGGATAAGGTACGGGCCGCGCGAGGCGGCAAGTACTGAGCACACAAGAGCCCCCGTCGGTCACCCGGCGGGGGCTCTTTGCGTTGTGCCGCTATCAGGCGACGTCGCCACGCTTCACAGCGTCGACGAAGACACCCCACGTGGTGTCACGGAGGACGAGCGCGGGGCCGGCAGGGACCTTGGAGTCACGCACGGGGAGAGCCGCGGGAATGGCGTCGATGGCCACCTCCACGCAGTTGTTGTCTCCGCCGCTGTAAGACGACTTCGTCCAGTTGAACGCAGTCGCGGAAGCGTTGTGGATCATGGTCATGGGATGCTGTCCTTCAGTCGTGCGATGAGGTCGGCCGATTCGTCGAACGGGAGGGCAGCCGCGCGCAGTCGCTCGAAGGCCGACCCGTACCGACTCACTTCCGCAGTGTCCTCGACGTACAGCGCGCTAGTCAGGCTCTCCACGAGGACGACGTCGAGATCTGCCGTCTCGGGGAAGCCCAGCACTGCGAAGCCACCGCTCATCCCGACGTGCGGGGGAGCATCGAGCGGTAGCACTTGTATGGACACGTGCGGAAGTCTCTGTTTGTCGAGGAGCATCTGAAGTTGCTCTCTCATCATCTCTGGGTTGCTCTTAATCCGCGGGCGGAGGGCAGCCTCGTGGATGACTGCCCACAGCTCCAGCGGCTCGCGCCGGGAGAGGACGGACTGACGAGCCTGGCGTACAGCGACAAGGCCGTCGGCGTCCTCCGGCTGCGAGTCCATCCGAATGGCCTCGATCGTCGCTCGGGCGTAAGCGGCTGTCTGAAGTAGGCCGGGGATGAGCGTCGACTCGTACGTCCGCATGGACTTGGCACCGTCCTCCAGGCTGATCAGGTCGGCGTACGCGGGGGAAATGATGTCCCGGTACGTCTGCCACCATCCGCGCTGCCGCCCGTGCCGGGCGATGCGGTGGAGGACGTCGCGCTTGGCCAGATCCTTGATACCGCAGACGTCCATCAGGGCGTCAAGATCCGGAGGCTTTACCCCGAGACTGCCCTTCTCGATGCGGCTGACCTTCGATGCCGGCCACCCGAGATTTTCCGCTACCTCGTCGATCTTCAGCCCGGACTCGTCCCGGGCACGGCGAAGCTCCCCGCCAAGCTGACGCGTTCGCACTGTCGGCTCACTCATGTACCTCGCACCCCCTCCCGCTGAATCATCGCGCCGCATACGTCCTGAGGACCACAGCTTTCCACAGCAGAGCGGATCGCGTTCTGATCAGACTGCAATTTTGCAGACTCGCTCATTCGGCTTGCATTCCCCGCCTGACTCTCGTCACACTGGACGTGCCATTCCGCGCACAGTGAGTCATCACCTGCACGGAGGGGGAGACGGCGCCATGCGCCTGATTCCGAGAGACCCAGCATTCATGTGGGAGGTGCAGCCGTGGCGTTAGGGCGAACTAGCCGGAGGGCCGTAGATCTGACGGACCCGTTTCCGCCAGGGGAGCCGGAACCGGTTCCAGGGTGCGACGTCTGCGAGGCGGCGAAGAAACAGTGGCGCCAGGCGATCGACGTCGAGAGCCCTGAATACGACCTCTCACGCGCAACGGATCTCGCCGTCGAGATCCGCAGCCACCCCCACCCGCGGAAGAGGACGCGCCAGTGACGAACGGTCTGGAGAGCTACACGTATCCCGAAGTCCGCACGCGCTTAGAGCTGGACAAGCTCCCGTTCCGGCGGTGGGTTGAATGCGCCTCCTGTATTGAGTTCAAGGGCATCGACCACACCGACGAGGCGGAGGAGTGGGCAAAAGACCACCACCGTCAGAACCGGGCACACGACCGATTCCGCGTCGTCAGGCAGACGGGGTGGCGAATAGCGCCGTCGGGCGAGCCGTTGCCTGAGCTGGCTCCGGAGACGTCGTGAGCTGCTCCGACGTACTCCTGTGCGGCGCCGCGACGAACCCCGATCCCGACCTCGTGACCCATATGAACGCGCTGGGACGGGACATCGGAAGCGTCACTGTCGTCTGCTGGCGGGAGCCGCACGGCGAAGACGAGGACCACGCCGGCAGGTTGCTCGATATGGGCGCCTACATCTGGCGCTGACGTACCCCACAAGCCCGCGCGCTGCCTGCCTGTGCAGCCGGCGTGCGGTGGGGTGGCAGGGGTGATGGGTTGAGGTTGATGTGAGGTCGGCCGACTCCCCAGCCCCTGTCCGCTCCGCAAGGCTCTCGCCGACGGATAAGGGATCGGGTCTGTCGTAGAGAGTCGTCCGTCCGGGCAGTGCTGAGCCCTCCGGGGCACCGGACGGACACGCACTTCCCGTCCCCACGGGTCCGCTGCCCGGGGACGGGGCGCCGCCCGTCGGTGGAGTCCTGAAGCCCCAGGACTGCCCGGGGCGGCATGGCCCCGCTCACTTCCTCCCCCGCGGAGGTGGGCGGGGCTTCGGCGTTTCTGCAGGTCACTAGGCCACGCCGCACACGGGCGAGGAGCCGCCGGAGAATACATACTTGTACAGGTACTGACCGCAGTAACGCTATGATGCCGTCATCTGTAGGGGGAGGGCTCCATCATGGCTGCAACGCGGCTGCGTGGCCTGCGTGCTATCAGGCTGTCAGTGCTTACCGACTCGACGACGAGCGTCGACCGTCAGCGGGAGGCCGGCAACAAGTCGGCCGCAGCACTGGACATTGACTTCGGCGAAGGTGACGACCTGCGGGAGGCTGTCGACCTCGACGTCTCCGCCCTGAAGTTCAGCCCCTTCAACCGTCCGCAGCTAGGCAAGTGGCTAGCGCGTCCCGACGAGTATGACGCCATCGTGTGGTGGCGGTTCGACCGAGCCATCGCGTCCATGACGGACATGCATGACCTGGCGAAGTGGGCTAAAGAGCACCGGAAGATGCTCGTCTTTGACGAAGGCGTCGGTAACGCCGGGCGGCTGATCTTCGACTTCCGCAACCCCATGGACCCGATGGCAGAGCTCATGATGATGCTCTTTGCCTTCGCGGCACAGGTGGAGCGACTGAGCACCAAAGAGCGCGTAACGGGTGCTCATGCCGCTATCCGTCAGATGAAACTCAGGTGGAAAGGCGGACGCCCTCCATATGGCTACGTCCCGAGTCGCCTGGAATCCGGGGGATGGACGCTGAGGCCAGACCCGGACGCCGTCGCAGTGATTCAGCGGGCTATCCGGGAGCTGAAGGGCGAGAACTCCACCACCCGTAAAGGGAAAAGCGCCACGGCCATTGCAGTGGGCCTGACGAACGATGAGATCCCCACTCCGTGGCAATACTGGGCAGCACGACGACAGGCATTCCGGGACGCCGAGACGGCGCAGAGCGACGAGCCTGAAGACACCGCGGAGGACGCGCAGGACGACGACACCGACGGGAAAGCGCCGTCCCGTGGGTGGTCTGGCGTAGCTGTGAAAGACATCCTCACCGGACACGCAATGCTCGGGTGGAAGGTCTACAAGGGCCAGATCGTCAGAGACCCCGTCAGCGGCGCTCCTGTGCCGTTCACTGATGAGCCCATCCTCACGCGAACTGAGTTCGACCACATCGGCGAAATCTTCGCGGAGAAGTCCCGGCAGACCGTTGAACGCAAGGACACAAACGCGCTGCTGCTGGGCGTCCTGCACTGCGACGCGTGTGGGGCGCGGATGTACCTCCAGAAGCGCACCACGGCGGAGAACTACGCCTGTAAGCACTACAACACGCCCGTCGGCCACTGCCCCGCTCCCTCCTCCATCAAGCGCGAGTGGGCAGAGGACTACGTCGAGCGGGAGTTCCTCCGCCGGCTCGGAGGCGTGCGCGTCCTGGAGCACGAGCGGATCCCTGGCTACGACCCCGCCCCGGAGATCGAAGAGACCGAAGCCGAGTTCAAGGCTCATCTGGCGGAGCGAGGGAAGCAGAAGTCCCGTGCCGCCATCGCCGCATGGCAGGAGAGGCACGACTCCCTGGACGCCCGGCTCGGGGAGCTGGAGGCCCGTCCGAAGACAGAGGCGCGGACCGTCGTGAAAGAGCAGTCGATGACGTACGCACAGATGTGGGACGCAGGCGACGTCCAAGAGCGCCGCTCACTCCTCATGGACTGCGGTGTCTACGTCCCCGTCAAGAAAGCTATCCGTGGCGGATGGAGGACGCTCGATCCACGCCGCGTGAACTTCGAGGTGAAGGCAGAGTTCCTCAGCGACCCGGAGAAGGCGGAGTTCCTCGCGGACGCTGCGGACGAACTGGAGGCGCTGGCCGACGAACTGAGCACCTGACAGCAGTCCATTGGTAACGGCTTCATAACGACATTGGGAGCCCTGGAGGACCACCTCCGGGGCTCTCGACGCCCCCGCGTCCTCCTCGTCGACGTCGAGCGGCGTCCTCGTTGTCCACAGGTGGTTGTGGATAACTCCAGAGCGTGAGGGGGTGACGCCAGTTGGTAGCTCTACGTAGCCAGTTGGGCTGTTCTACGGTCCAAAGTGCCAAACTAACCCCCTATTTCTATCTCTTCTAAGACGCGTTAAGAGAGAAGTGAAAAAGGGGGTTAGTTTGGCAGTTTGCGTCAGGTCTGTCGGCGGACGATTCCAAGATCACTACCGCGTCCGTCACGCCCCATAACAGTAGTAGGAGGGGAGGACGTGCGGCCGTCGCGAATGGCGGACGGTCCGCTCCCCTCCTCGACGGCCGGCGCCGCTCCTGTGCTCCCCCGCACTCTCCTCCGGGGTATGAAGCACGGTAGAGCGGCCCCGGCTGTCCTCAGCGTCACATCTGGCCATCTCCGCCCCATAACACGAGTGGGGGGCAACGGTCGCCCCGAACGCTGGGGAGGCGGCATGGACGACGTGATCAGACCATCGTGTAAGGACCCGGACTGCCGGGAGGACGCAGCCATCGCCGGATGGTGCCCGGGACATGCGATCGCCCGCTACCGCAGGTTCGCGGTACGGCCGACGCCGTTTCGGTACCTGAGCGGGCGGACACGGCGCGCGATGGAGGCAGGAGAGTAATGAGGTTTCCGCTGTAGCGCAACTGAGCGCCCCGGCTTGACGGGGAGGCCGGAGGGTTACCGGGCAGCGGGGAGGACGAGCCGGAACAACAGGGATGGCGGCATGCCCGTGCGGTCTGCCGGCTCGTCACACACCTTTCGTAGCTCAATGGCAGAGCGGCGCGCTGTGGTCGCGCTGATCCCGGTTCGACTCCGGGCGAAGGGACTTGCCTCCGTAGCTCAGCAGGTTCAGAGCGCTGCTCTCGTAAAGCAGAGGTCGCGCGTTCGACTCGCGCCGGGGGCTCTTCGACAGCTAGATCAATGGCGCGGTGCTGCCACCGCGTACCGCTACGCATCTCGCCGCAGGGGTGACCATGGCACTCGCCTGCGGGATTGACTGCTAGGGGTGAGATCACCGGGCGGAGGGTCCGGAGACGGAGGTTCGATTCCTTCGCTGTCGACTCACGGGACGTAGCCCAGCCAGGCCTAAGGCGCTCGCTTTGGGAGCGAGAGATCGAAGGTTCGAATCCTTCCGTCCCGACTCAACTACCGCTGACGCGGAGGCTTCTGGAATGCCAGTGACCGACGCGAGATGACGGCAATGATCCTGCCGAGAAGCGAGTTCGCGCTGATGCCCATGCGGACGATGCTACATAGACAAGCCCCGCCGCGGAGGAGAGTTCCCGCGGACGGGGCTGACTACGTTCAGGACGTCGGCAACGTGACCTTGAACGCCGCATCGGCGCTCGGGTCGTCCGTTCCGACGTAGCTCACGGTCCCGCCTTTGCGCGCGACGTCGAGGACGAGGCTCCCGGTGACGGACTGCCCCGGCTTGTACGTCGTGTCGAGGTCCGGCCCGTCACCGACGCCTTCAAGCGTCGTCGCCTCCTGCGCGGCCGTTTGAGCGTCCTCCCACTTCATCATTCCGTACGCAGCAAAGTCCGCTGGAGCCTTGCCCACGTTCTTGAGCGTGAGCGTCAGCTTCACGAACTGCCCTTGCTCCGGCTTGTTGGTCGTATCGAGCTCCGCCGGCGTCACGTACTTCGCACTCACGACGGTCACTTGCATCTTCGACGTGACCTTGTAGTTCTCGTCTGTGTCGTCTGTCTTGCCGACCTCGTACGTCCCGGTTTCCCCGACCTTCAACTGCGGGGCGGCTGGAGCGGACGAGGACGGCGTCTCTGACGGCTCCTGCGCCGCAGCGTCCACCACGGCCTTCGCACTGACGGACGGCTTCGGATCGGCCTTATCTGCCGTACCCCCTGACGTGCACCCCACTGCGAGAGCGGACAGCAGTACGGCCGGCACAGCAGCACGTCGTATGTAAGCGCGCATAACGCAACCCCCCATGGAACGTGGCCTCCCCTGGCCACACGGAGCAGCCAGCGTAAGGCATAGGCGCACGAGGAGGAGGCGTTATGGCGTGGCAGGGCAGCACGCGTAGAGCGCGCCTCCCGAAGGACTGGGCCCGCATCAGGGCCCGTGTGCTGCGCAGGGACAAGCACGCCTGCACCATGGCCTTCTCTGACGGCCGCATGTGTGGCCTGCCTGCCAATCAGGTGGACCACATAGAGCCCGGTGACGACCACAGCATGGCCAACCTGAGGGCGTTGTGTACGTGGTGTCACACGCACAAGAGCAGCAGTGAGGGCGGTACAGCAGCAGCCCTTACACGCGTGCGTACTGAGCGACCCAAGCCCACACACCCAGCACTGGAGGACTAGCCCATGAGCGGTGCCCATGTGGTGCTGGAGGAGGCAGAGGACACAGGCGAGGCAGGCGTGAGTGTGACACGCGTGATAGTGAACGGTGTTGACG